TTTTTCTAGTATAGTTTGAATATGAGATCGGCGAAATCACATAGCGAGTTTTTACAGGAGCGATCCTGTTTAGCCCTAATTGCGCATTCCTTCGCCGGTCTCTGCGTAGTTGGGGCTTTTTTATGGCTCGGCATGGAGTGGTCCGGCTTGGCATGGATCGGCATGGCGAGGCGAGGCGGGGACGGGATAGGCGAGGCAAGGATACAACAAAGACTTTTTCAGGGCGCGGCTTGGCGTGGCATGGCGCGGCGCGGCTGGGCAGGGCAAGGCGAGGCATGGATACAACAAAGACTTTCTCAGGGCATGGCTTGGCCTGGATGGGCGAGGCGCGGCCTGGCAAGGCAAGGCGAGGCAAGGCATGGATACAACAAAGACTTTCTCACGGCGTGGCAAGGCGAGGCGGGGCGTGGCAAGGCAAGGCTGGGAGAGGCGAGGCTGGGCAAGGGTATATTCCGCATTGTGCGGTTTATGGATAGGTTAGGCAATACAAGGAGAAATGACATGTTGAAACAAAAGACGTTCCAAGTGAAAGGCATCGCGCCGCTAATTATGCACAATGGACAATTGGCGAACCCGATGAACGAATGGACGCAACGGCTCAAAAAACTCAGCGGCAAGCGAAACAAGACCGAAGAAACCTACGAGCAAATGGCCGAGGTAGAATGGTACGGGAGCCTGTTGCTTAACGGCAAAGGACACCCGTGCATCCCGAGCGAATATGTCGAGGCGTGTTTGGTGTCGGGCGCGAAGAAAAGCAAACTCGGGAAGGCTTTCAAGGCGTCGATCTTCTGTGATGGCGACGCGGCGCTGAAGTACAGCGGGCCGAAGGGTATTGACGCGCTGTGGGCGGATAAGAGTTTTGTTGACCAACGGCTCGTTAAGGTTGGGATGGCGCGGATTGTGAGAACGCGGCCCATCTTCCATGAGTGGAGCGCGGAGTTTGCCATCCAGTTTGACAATACAGTGATCGAGTTGGAGCAACTTGAGACGGCGATTGAGGCGGCGGGGATGTATGAGGGCGTGTGTGATTTCCGTCCGAAGTTTGGGCGGTTCTTGGTGGTGTAACGATTTTTTAATGGCGTGGCGGGGCTCGGCGTGGCTTGGCCTGGACGGGACAGGCAAGGCAAGGCATGGATACAACAAAGACTTTTCTCAAGGCCTGGAGGGGCAAGGCAAGGCGGGGCGCGGCAAGGCCTGGATAGGCATGGACGGGATAGGCAAGGCATGGATACAACAAAGACTTTCTCACGGCGTGGCGAGGCGAGGCGGGGCAAGGCAAGGCTTGGCCTGGAGGGGCGAGGCTAGGCAAGGCAAGGCAAGGCAAGGCAAGGGTAGCAATTAAAGACTTTCTCAAGGCTTGGCACGGCTGGGCAAGGCAGGGCTAGGCAAGGCCTGGATAGGCAAGGCCTGGACTGGCAAGGCATGGATACAACAAAGGCTTTCTCAAGGCTCGGCGGGGCGCGGCAAGGCGTGGCGAGGCAAGGCCTGGCATGGACGGGACGGGCAAGGCATGGATACAACAAAGACTTTCTCAGGGCATGGCATGGAGAGGCTGGGCAAGGCGAGGCATGGCCTGGACAGGCAAGGCCTGGACTGGCAAGGCATGGCGAGGGTATATTTTGGTTTGGAAAAACAGGAGAAAAAACATGAGCGACACAGAAGAAACACAAGACGGAATAGCAAGCAGAGTTCCGTTCGACTATGAGTCTATCGAAAAGGGCGATTTGTTCCCGGCTTCTGAAATTGAAACCATCACGAACAAAAAGCGCGGAACCGTGCAATACCAGTTTGCGTTGATGGGGCTGCAAGCAGCAATGAGCTTGGGACTTGAAGATCTTGGCAAAAGCTACACCGTGAAAATCCACCAGGACGGCCTGCAAGTCTTGACGGACATAGAGGCCACCGAATACAATGATCGCCGATTCAGGTCATCATTCCGGGGCATGTTGAAGGCGCATTTTCGACAGATGGGAGTGGACGAATCTCAACTCGACGATCCCGATGTCCGGGCGCATCAGCACCGACTATTCAAGCAAGGCAAAATTATCATGGGGGCGAAGGCGGGCCAAGATGACGCCAGGAGGATGATAGCGGCGCAACGAACAACGCCTAATGTATTGGCGGGTAGAACCGAAGAAGCGCCAGCACCTATTGACACCCCGCCCCATTCATGCTAACCTACAAGGGAAGCGTTTCATGGCGTTTCTCCTTCGTTTGGCGGCGGGTCGATGAAACCCCGGCCCGTCGCTCTGGAAGGGAAAAGTTGAATCAGTTTTGGCGCGGTGTGGAGAAGATGGTCATCTCGGCTGTTTCATACGCAGCAGTTCACGGGTTCGAGTCCCGTCGCCGCTACCATTTTTCGGGATAGACGCTGCGTCGGCCTTGATAGCTTCTTGGCGGCAAGTGGAGGTGAAAGCCGAAATCCCCGTACATTTTTCAGTGGCCGAAACCAAACCGCGCCGCTTGGTTTAACCAGCGGTCAAGCGGGCGCAGGCCACCTGGGCAGCATCATAGAATGCTGGCACCACGAAACGCGCCCGCCTTTTACAAAACGAAGGAGAAAATCATGTGCGATGACGTGGTGGCGATTAGGGAGAACTTTGGGAGTAACTATGTAGTGACGCTATTCCCCGGAAAGCCGTTGGAAGAATTTTCTGGACCTACCCGAATACAGGTAAGGTTTGAAGCCTATCGACTGGAAGAACAGCCTCCATTCGTTTTTATGGATGCGCCTGGGAGAATTGGCGGGGCTGTTGAGGCGAGAGCAATGTCAGTTGCATTAGCAAGAGCCGCCGACATCATTGATGCGGGTTGGTCCGCAGTCACCGAGATCCCCACCCTCGAAGAGCACCACGCCACACAGGCGGAGCTTGCCCTGGATTTGAAGGAAGTTGCGGAGGCGAGAGCATGAACGTATTGATTAAGGTTCAACCCGGCGGCGCGGCGTATAACCCCAGATCGTTTGTGATGATTTACGGCATACCGCATATCGAGGTATCCGTGCCAGACGAAGACAGAGGAGCGGCGGACGCATGAGACACGCATTCTTCGAGCTTGCTATAAGGACCGTCCTGGAAAACGAAGGCGGACTAACCACCGATCACGCGGGGGTCACGAATTATGGTATCACCATTCCTGTAATCCGCGAAGCCTGTCTCGATGTGGACGGCGACGGAGACATCGACGCGGATGACATCAAGGGTTTGAGCGAAGAGCAGGCGATCCAGCTTTATTTCGACCGCTTCTGGGTGCCCGCCAAACTCTGCAATTTAACGAACGCCACAGTAGCTGAGAAGACTTTCGACTGCGTGGTCAACATGGGCATCCGCCAAGGCGTGAAAATTCTACAGCGGGCGTGCAGGGCGTGTGGGCTCCCGCTTGTCGAGGATGGCATTCTAGGCCGCAAGACAGCCGAGGCCGCCAATAGTATGACGGCGCTCTCTCTCTTTTGCGCGATGCGTTCTGAGCAGGCCGGATTCTATCGCGTGTTGGCGACGAAAAACCGGAGCAAGTACGGGCGATTCCTGAAAGGCTGGCTGGCGAGGGCGTACCGATGAAGGAAAGCATCTTCGACCAGATCTGCACTGACTTTGGTCTTGGTCTTCACCTATTTGCTTTATGGGCGATCTACGCGGCGGTTCGGGTGCGTTGGTGGCTGGCGAGGGCGTATCGATGAATATCATCAAATGGCTATTGGGCCGTGGCGTGAAGATTGGACACACTTTCAAGTGGCGCGGAAAACGCCAGAAAGGCAGGAAAAAATGATAGAAGAGTTGATGCGACTGTTTGAAGCGTTGGTGGCACTGTTGACCATGATTATCGGCCTCGGTTGGTTGGATAATGTGGCGACTAATTAAGGCCGTGTGGCGCGGCCATAGAGCGCAACACAAATGGGTGAAAGCCCGAAGGAGAAATGGTATGGCGATCTGGAATCGAAGCAAAGAGAAGTCGAGCAAAAAGGCGAGAACTACCGCAAAACACACCATCGGCGGCGTGGTTGTCGGCGGCGGAACGGTGGTTGCCATTCTCACATTCGCCCGCAGTTTTTTTGGTGACAAAATCCCCTGGGGCATTGATGGCGACGCGGCCATCGCAACCGTGATTACGACTGTTGTTGCCCCGCTGATTTCCGGGAAGCTCACCTTTTTGAAAGATCAAGCCAAGCACAACGTTTAGCACCCTCGGGGCCACCCACCCCATCCCACGGGCGGATCCTTCGCCGCCCGGCCCGCTCGGTTCCCACGCCGAGCGGGCGCTTTTGTGCATTGACAGCTCGGACGATTTGTTATACAATAAGAAGATGGACCGACACCCAAACATAAAATCTTTTGGCGAAAGCCGGATCTCCCTGCCCGCATTTGTTCTTGTCGGTTCATGCGCGGGCGGGGTTTTCTTTTGAAAGGATAAACATGGAACTCGAAGACAAAGGAAGGGGCGTACAAATGAATCGGATAATAGCTGAAGATGCGATCATGCACCCGGCGGCAGACTTGTTTCCTAAAATGACGGAGACGGAGTTTTCCGACTTGGTGGAGGACATCCGGCAACACGGGCAGCGGGAGCCGGTGTGGGTGAACGGAGATGGGCATGTTATCGACGGCAAGCACCGTGTGTTGGCCTGTGCCGAGCTTGGACGCAGTGTCGAGGCTAGGACGTACAATGGCGACGAAGAGAGCATAGCGGCGTTCGTGGTGAGCCTGAACCTGAAGCGGCGGCATCTGAGCGAGAGCCAATGTTCTGTGGTGGGGGCGAAGGTGGCGAATTTGAAGCACGGGACCAATCAATATGCAGATGAAAAAGTGGAGGGATCTCAAGATCCATCCACTTCCATCCAAGACGCAGCAAATGCCGTGGGCGTTTCAACTGGGTCCATCAAACGTGCCCGCAAGGTGATCAAAGACGGCACGCCCGAATTGTTGCAGGCAGTGGAAGACGGCATCCTCCCCGTCTCGGTTGCAGCCAAGGTAGCCGACCTGACCCCAGAGCAAGAAATGGACATACTGAAAAACGAACCGGGTGTGATCGGCAAGGTTGCCCGGCAGGAGGTAGCGAAACACGAAAAGAAGAAGAAGAAGATCAAGGAGCACAACGAATCGGTGCAGCGGCTACAAGAAGCCGGGAACGCCATGGTGGATGCCATGGGCATTGACGAGTGGGAACGGCGAGGCCGCGCATCTAATGTGCGATCTGCAATTCGACGGCTTGTCGATCTTCCAGACCCGTATGAGGTTGTGGAAGAAATGAGCGACTGGGATATTGAAGAGTTTCAAGAGATAAAAGAGCAGCTACAGTGGGTGCTTGATTTCTCTTTAGCATGGAAAGAAAGGATAGAAAAATGCAGTGGAAAGAAGCAATAAGCAAAGCCATAGATAGGTGTCTTGAAGGCGGCGGTAGCCATGTGGCTACCATCGTTGAAAGATTCCGCGAATGGTATCCTGACGAGGCGATTGAGGCTGGTGAGCACTTCCAAGAGTACGGGTGTGCGGCATATGTTCGCACCCGTCTAAACTCACGTTCTCCATCTTCGGACTTTGACCAGCAGATGTCTCTGCCGGGGCTTGATCTCCCCGGCATCCTCTGCGTAAAAGGGCTGGAGGGTGATACCGTTTACAAATTTCTTGAAGATGCGCGGTGGGCCGACGTGTGTTCTGCCGAGGTTGTCCGTATTGACAACGTGGCAAATGCCTCTAAGAAGCTGGATGAGTTTCAGCAATTCAAAGATATGATGGCACCCCTCATGCAAAACACCCCAGAGATCACCGTCCGCGAGGCAATGCTAGTTTCACAAGCCAGCAATCAATAGCACCCTCGGGGCACCCCCCACCCCTATCCCCTGGGCGGATCCTTCGCCGCCCAGCCCGCTCGGTTCGCACGCCGAGCGGGCATTTTTGTGTCTATTGGCCTAACTTGCGCATGTGACTATCCACAACGTGCATGTCGGGGATATTCGGGGACCGCTCATAAAGAACAAGAAGCTGATTGACAATCTTGGTTTGTTCTTTTCCTTCCTTTTCTAGCTCTTGCTCATATTGTAGATCAAGTTTCTTAATCAGCCTAAAATCGGCAAAGAATCTGCGAAGTCTGGACATTCCTTCGCGCTTCCCTAGCCCTTTTGCTTGCTCCCCAAAAGCAACGGCATCCGTCTCCCATGCGGGCCATGCACTAAACCGGAACCCAGACGCTCCTTCGGGTTGTAAGCAATTTTCCACAGCGCATCGACCACCATGAAAAGCGAGGATCCTTGCTTGCACGAACTGGAAATAACGGACATCTATTTTGATGGCCTTTTCCACGTCGCTCAAGTCCGTCAAGAGGACATCCCGTATTGTCTGCATTTCTATGTACGCATCCTTTAATTGCTCAATTGTGACCTCACCCCTTGCGTATTTTCGCGCTATTTGGACGGCCTCAAACATCTTGTGCCACGGGGCGTACTTGATTATTCTGCCTGCAAACAACGCAGCGCATTCACGCCTCCAGTTTGAAGGCCACGCCTGCACGATTTTTTCGTTGTCTTTGTCTTGTGTGGTTGTGTTTTTCATGTCTCTCTCCTTTGCTTCCGGTTTCAGTTTCGCTACAGTTCGCCCGCCTCGGCCATGTCCGCCAGCCGTTGCATCGCCAAGACGTGACGGGGATTGAGCGTTTGTTGCCCGAGGCCATTCTTGAGCGCCGAGAGCGTAGTCGCCGCGTAGCCGAGCAGCTTCGCGGCCTCTTGCTCTTGGTGTCCCGCCGCGACGAATCGGGCCAGGGCGGCGCGGAATTCTTGGTGGTGGTTTTTCATGCTTTCCTTTCTACGGGCGACCGAATCCGCCCGCGTGGGGGTTATGATTGCACGTTTTCCATAGGTACGTCGCCGCAAGGGATTACTTTTTTCTGGTCGGTGCTTCTGGCCTCGTAGCGCCACCATTCCCAATATTCTTGCTCCGTGTCGTGGCGCTTTTTGTGTGCCCAGTCTCCGGGAGCGTCCCATAGGCGCTTACATGCTGCTCTCCATGCTGCCTCAAATTTCGGCCAGCGCTTGAACTCTTTATCCCTTTTTCTCTTGCCTGCCAACGGACAACCCACACACCCCAAACGCTCGAACCCTTCATCGTAAAGAGCGCAATACGGAACGTTACTCATTCGAATGTATTCCCATACGTCGTCTGTTGACCACAGGCAAATCGGAGCAACCACATCGCCCGTAACTTCGTCCCATGTCCGCATGCGGCGGGGTGACTCTTCTTTTCTGACTCCAAGGATCTTGGTGTAGCCTTTGCCGTGCCGTTCCTTAATAATAGAGCAACACCACCGCGCTTTTACCCATGGCATACCGCGCTTCTCCACCTCTTTGAATATTTGCATTTCTGGCCGGTCAACAATAACATCGGGATGCTTTTCACGCACAAAGAGCACCAATTCCGGAGGGTCTATACTCATGTGATAATGCCATTCCACTTGAACGCCTGCACGCTTCGCAAGGTGTTTGATCACACAAGAATCTTTTCCGCCCGAGAATCCGCCATAATAACCATCTTTGGGTTCATTTTTTCTCAGCAAAAAGATAGCGTTATACATTCCAGAATACGCGGTTTTTGTCACTGGCTTAACCTCCCACACATAGGCGATCTTTCCTGTCAATCCAATGCCTTGCAGCTTTTGCACTTTGCCCTTTTTCTGCAACCGCTTCAAGGCACCAGAAGTCAACGCTACCATTTCCTTTTTCGTTCTGAGATATTCGCGCCCAATCCTGTGATCGATGAGGCAATCAGCGATCAGTGTGGCCGTGGTTGGCATTGGACGGTTCAGGGCCGCAAAGTCTGCAAGCACTTCAAGTATGGTCGATTCTACTATGGGCTTGAGCTTCGCGTTTTCTTCTCTTCGCTCTGCCCTGATTTGTTCCATGATGTCCATCGTGTCTCTCCTTGGTTGCCATCTCTCAACTTTCAATTTTAGTTTATCACATGCTAGAAACGCAACGGGCGAGGGCGGCGCGGAATTCTTGATGCTTGTTTTTCATGGTGTCCATTCCTAAAGGTATTCGCAAATTTCAGTGAGAGACATTTCTACGCGGCCCATGTTGGCAACGTCGCCCCAATGGATGTCCTCGGGATCGATGGCGTGATCAGTGAGATCCTTGATCCGCTCGAGCATGGTCTGCACGTTTACCATGCGGCCTATGTATTCATTGCGGGCCTTTTCCATGCTGGCTATCTCTCTCGCTCTTAGTTCGGCGGATGTTTTCATGATGTTCTCCTTTGTTTGTTGTGGTTTCGGTTTCAAAAGCGGGCGACCGGGCCGCCCGCGTGGGGGTGTTAGCTTACCAGAAATCTACATGATCCACGTCGTTGATGTCCCAGTTGTAGTTCTCCGGGTCAGTGTCGCCCCATACTCGGCTATCGAACCCCCAGTAGATGTACAGGTCAACGAGCGTCCCGTCTGCTAACGGCAGGGCAACGCTGGATTTCCACTCTACATTATCTTCTTCTCCAGCAGGCATACACCTACTCGTGGGCTCTGCGTCATCAATCTCTGCCAAGGCGTCAAGCTGGTCAGCCGTAATCATTCCGCGGCTAGTGTCCTTTGTCCAGCCGACAAGCGCCATTGCTTCGACTGCGTGGTCTTCACTTTTCAGTTCATCGATATTCGTGTTCATGGTTTCTCTCCTTGGTTTGGTGTTGAAAATTTCAAGCGGGAAAGGGAAGATTAGTTTCCCAATTTCTTTGCAAGTTTCAATGCTTGCTTTGCTTCTCGAAGATGTTTTTGCGCTGCACCGTTGCGCCCCATTTCTTTAAGTGCTGAATTCAGAAATTCCGAACCATTTTTTGCATTCGCCATTTGTGTGAAAAGTGACATCGTTTTTCTCCTTCGTTTGTGGTTTCGGTTCCGGGCCTCGTTGCCCGCCTTCTCTCAACTTTCAATTTTAGTTTATCACATGCTAAACAGGATGTCAAGCCTTTTTCCATCTTTTTCAATCTTTTTTCGGCGACGGGGCCGCGAATCGCACGAAACCCTTTATCCATAGGCTATTGTGGACGAAAAGAAATTTACTAAACCTCTTGACAAATGCTATATAATAAGATATAGTGTAATTGTATTTAACAAAAGGAGTTAACTCGATGGCAGAAAATAAAACACTCGGAGGCCGACTGCTGGAGGCCATGACCGACAAAGGCTGGGGTTTTCGACAGCTTGACAGGGCTACTGATGTGGCGGGGACTACCGTGCGGACTTGGGTCAGGGACATCGATCCATGCGAGCCGAAGATCGAAGCCTTTGGAACAGTCTGCGCCGCGCTTGGCGTGAGGATGGAATGGGTGCGGACCGGCGAAGGGAGAAAAGAGACATGAACAAGAAACCGAATGTGACGGTTGAGATTGTGGAGCCGAAGGGGCTGGAGATGATGGGAATAACAAGCGTAATAGAAGGTGAACATTTTCAGTTGGGCGGCGACATTCTCAAAAAGATAAGCTGCGTCCACGAGGCCGCCAATGTGCCAAGGCGTGGAGTTGACCGCAAAGGGGTTATTCACGAAATTGACCAGTCCGCCAAAGTCCACCCCCGCCCCGACATCGACGAATGGCTCGCCGCGCAGAAACCCGAGGAGGCGCCGATGGCGGAGACGGTGGCGTGTGGCCAGATAAAGATCGGGGGGCACTGTTTCGCGGACGGCAAGTTTGTAGCATTGCTAAGCATGACCCACATCTCCCCGGAGAGGTATCATTTTAGGGATGCCACGACTGGAGAGTTCGCAACCATACTGCGAGACGACTGGGATGATCACACCATCGAAGCCGCCAACGTCACCATCAAGGCCGAGCGCGTCTACAAAGACGCCGCGTCATGAGCGGCCTCGGCACTCCCGGCATAACCGGCCCCAGCGATTTCGAGCGCATGCAGGAATTCCCGCCTGACTGGGAGCTCTACACGCCGGAGCCTGAAACCGAAGACGAAACGGAGGAAGCCCCATGACCCGCGATCACTACACCGACCCTGAGCCGCCGCAGTACGGGTGCCTGATTGCAATTGGCGTGATTGTCTTTCTCGGGCTCAGCTTGCCGAGTTTGCTGCAATGGATTTTTTGACCTGATTGAACGAAACGGAGGAATGGAAAAATGAAGTTAACGAAATCAAATTCCCGCGAATTGACGCTTGTTCATGCGCTTGTGCATGGAGAAAGCGGCGTGGGCAAGACGACCAGCCTCGGCACTTTGCCGGTTGAAAACACGCTGATTGTGACCATGGAGCGTGGGCTTATTCCGCTGCGAGACAAAGAATACAATGTTGCAGTGGTGAAAGAGTGGGACGATCTGCGCGAATTGATGCGCGTGTTTGTGTGTGCAAAGTCAGAAACAGACGGTTCCTTAACGTTGACTTTTGAGGGGGAGGAGTTGAAGGGCATAAAGATTCTCGCTATCGATTCGCTTTCTGAGGCCAATGAGTTGTGCAAGAAAAATATTGTTCAGGTTGACCGCCCAGCCCTCATCAAAGAGCGCACGGAGGGTGAGAGGGAAACGGCGTTAAATGCCTATGATGATTTGATGACCATGGAGGACTATAACCTTCTTCGGACTCGGATGGTCTCATTTATCTCTGCCGTCAATCATCTTCCAGTTCATACTATTTTCACGGCTCTGAGCGATTGGAAGGAAGACAAGAAGACCGGGATGGTGATGCGCACCCCGAACCTCGCTGGCAAGTTTGCGCTTGAATGCGCGGCCTACTTTGACCTTGTTCTGTACATGAAGAGCAACGAAACGGGCGACCGGGTTTGGCAGACCATCAACACGGGCGCGGTGCTTGCCAAGGACGCAACCGCTGCGCTTGAGAAATATGAAGAAACGAACTGGACGAAGATCTTCGGAAAGATTCTCGGCACCAAAACCACCACAACCAAGAAGGAGAAATAGCATGTCACTTGCAGATCACTGGGACGAAACGGGCGGGGATTATCTGGGCGCGGGCGACCATGAAGTCTTTGTGTCGGGCGCGAAGATGGGGCGCTTCCCCAACGCAAATAACTATCCTTTTGTGGAGTTTGAAGTAAAGAGCGCGACGACGATGCAGATTAACACCGTCACGATCACGCTCACTGCTAAGTCGCTTTGGAAGCTGATTTCCTTCGTGAAGGCTTGCGGCGTATCGAAAGATGATTGCCGGAATTACGAGCCGAACGACCTCCAATGTCACCAGGGCATGCTCAACATGCGCCTCATGGTGCGTGTCGCGCCTGAAAAAAACAAGGAAGGCAAGGTCTACAATAACGTCGTGGACTTCTGGGCGCTCAATGCGGAGGTTCCCGGTGCTGTCGCGCCGCCGCCTGTCGCGCCCCCTGTTGCAGAAGCGCCCATCAAGGAAGATGACATCCCGTTTTAATGCGAAGGAGAAACGCAGCCATGAAGACAGAACAAATTGTGACGATGCCGATATTAAACCCCGAAACGGGGCACCCGGCCAAGGCGCATAAATTCGCGGGCAAGCTGGACCTGATCGAAAATGGCGTGCTCAGCGATTGGAAGACATGCACCGACCCGCGCAAGTTCTTGGACCAGCGGACCCTAAGCTATCAAGGCGAACTCTATGCGCTGGCAGCCGATGTGCCGATAAGCGAGATCCAATATCGCCTCATCATGCGTCCGACGATCAAGTTTTGCGGCAAGGACAAAGACGAGGACGGCAAACCGAATCGGAAGATGTACGAGGATCGGTGCTTGGAGTGGCTGCTCCAAAAGGAAGGCGCGACCCTTGAGCACGTCCACCACATCAACCCGGCGCGAATGAAGCAAGCGCGGGAATGGCTTTGGAGCATTCACAAGCGGATCCTCCATTGTGAAAAACACGGATATCTGACCAATGAGCATGGCTGTAATGCTTGGTTCAAGGAATGCCCCTTTCTCCCGCTTTGCTTGTGTGACGCGCAAGGCGGCGATGTTCACGACGTGATAGCTGAGCGATATCAGAAGAAGGAGCATAAGCATTCCGAACTCGGCAAAGTTGACGGTGACACGATCACCTTTTCCTCTGCATCCTGCTTGGCACTGTGTGAGCAGAAGTTCCAGCTGCAGTACAAGGAACTGCTCGAATCAAAGCGCCAGGACGACGGAGACGCGCTCTTCATCGGCAACGTCGCCCATATCGGCTTGGAACATTTTAAGGCCACACGGAGCGAAGCGGGCGGCATGGCGGCCATTGACGAATGGGAAGGGAAAAACATTGTCTTAGGCGCGGACGCGAACCATGCCCAAGACCAAAACATCGCCAAAGCAAGAGCCATCGTCCGCGCTGCGGCGTTGCGGTGGCCGTCGTGGGATGTCGCAGAAGGCATAACCCCAAAAGAAGAATTGCTGTTTTAGCGCGTGGAACACCAAACTAACGGAGGATTAGACAATGAAGAAGCGGAAAGAATTGACACTAAACTCGCTAAGGAAGTCAAAAGACCCGCTGCGGCAGGCGATATGGGAGAGCTTTAATGGCTCAGGGTTGCGCAAAATTCTGGACGTCTACAACGCGAAGGCGCGAACGGTAAACAAAGCCCGCGCCGCCCACCACGACAAGCGCCACGCGAATCAGGAGGAAATAATCCGCAAAGACATCAAGTTGCAGGAAGGCTGGATAGAAGCCGAGAGGGAATGGGCCGAAGAACACGCGGCTACGGCTGACAAGCACGATGTAAACCTGCAAATAAACCGCCTCGCTCTCGCTACTCACCTGACGGGAGAGCCGGTGGTAGCGTATGAGGATCAAGAACATCCACCAGTAGGAACGGTAGTACTGATGGATGACGCAGAAGGAACTATTTACAGAGTCGTGGAAGGCGCGTGCGATTCGATCCGCTACCCCGGCAAATGCCACGACTGGGAACGTATCGCCACCCTCTCCCCGCCCGCCGAAGAAGGCGAAGAAGTGGATGCCTCCTTTGAGATCGTGCCAGACCCGCCCCTTCCATCGGCCCACAGCGGCCAGCGGCGGCCCGCTCATGGCGGATTCCCTGAGCAGGGACTTGAACCACCGCCCCAGAAGCTGGTACCGAATCACGAATATGCAGTCGGCGAGATCGTGGAAATGCCGGACGGCGTGGTGTGCGAGGTGGAAGGTGGTTCGTGTGGTTTTGGCACCGAAAATGTTTGCTATGGGGCCAAGAAATCCTGCAACAACATTGGGCTAATGGGCACCTGCACGCATAAGCACCCGCGACGGTTTACCCCTGTCCGCAAAGACGCGGGGGTGGTGACATGAAGGCTGAAAACCTACGACCACTGCAATTTTACGAGCGCGACGGCGTGATCGGCTTTGCGCTCACGGGCCCGGAACAACCTCCGCGCTGTGATGAATTCACACTGCTAGTGGTGGAGGGCGCGGAAAATGAACAGACGCGCATCAGCGATCAGACGTGGGTGAATGTGCGTGAAGACAAAACCACCGCGTTTCGGGCGTTGTTTGCCTGCGTCGAGCAACAGGGGGATCTGTTTCGAAACTCCGGCTCACCGGCTGTGTTAGCAGGGAGAAAGCCATGAGCATCTTCGGCTGGGAGCGCGTAGCGAACATCGAGCGGCGTTTGCGCACTGAGAGCCAAGCGGCTGTGGGTCGTGCAGCGATACGGGCGCGACGTCGTGGTGATATGCAACCTGCGGCGGTAGAAGCCGCTACGGACGAACATACGGCGCGTATGGCGCATTATCGAGGTATAACCGCCGACACCGGCGCGGAGGATGAATGATGGAAAAGAAAAGCAAAGTTGTAGAGTTTGTAGCCATGGCGATTAGTGAGGCTTTTTGTTCTGTGGAATACTCCCGAGAACGTTCGGGCTACCCAGGGCGTGACGCATTGCGCTTGGCCGTGGAGCACGGTTTTTATTTTGAAGAGAATGACATCGAAACACTATTCAAGCCTGTCAGCTATCACGGCGGTCGTTTCGGATGTGACCTTGACGATCTCTATCGCGTGGCTGTTGGAATGAAAAACATTCGTGCCGCAATCTCAATCGAAAAATACCTTGGGCGCAAGCCGTTTATTTTTGTAGGAGTAGAAAGCAGAATTGGGCACGGGCGCTTTTCGTGGGAAAGAACGCAACGAATCGCGGTGGGTTCGGCCTTTGACTGGTGGTGTCCGGAACACAAAAAATATCGGGTTGAATGCACCTCTTTTGCGGATGACCAGGAAAGTTTGATTGCTTGTGCTTACGAGTTTGATGAAAACGGCGATAAATGCATAGCTAAGCGCTTCAAAATTACGAGGAAAATGCTCATGGATGAACGCAAACGCATAAACACAACCGGCGCGGAGGATCAAAGCGATGGTTGACACCCCTCGAAAACGAAACTGCATCGGCGCGGACCCGGCGAGCGCAAAGCCTAGTGTTTTCGCTTGGCACTGTCATCCATGGAAATGGAATGAAGATCAACGGAAATGGGAAATTGCTGGCCCGAAAGAGTGGCACGTCGAAAGCTGGAATACGGCGCATGAATTCTATTGCTGCATAGATGCCGCCATGCCGCACGAAGACGACGTGCTCGTGGTTATCGAGGACGGCTATATCGGCACCTATCTTGGCAAGGATGGCCGCACGAAGGTGAACAAGAGTTGCCTTGACCTTGCTGTGGTGCGCGGGGAAATAAAGGCGGCTGCTGAAATCGCATGTGAAGAGTCTCGGTTTGTCGCGCCCAACACTTGGCAAGTGGGCAAGAGCGGCGTGTGTCGCGGGCTTGGGATAAAGGCGACCAGCAAACAGCGCAAGCCCGTGTACATGGAATATGCCAAGCGCGTCACGGGCCGGGATGATCTCAACGAAGACGAAGCAGCGGCGGTCTGTATCGCGGCGTGGGCGAATTCGCAACACTGGGAGGAAGATTGATGAAAGGCAAGGTAATTGTAAAAATGGGTGAGGAGACGTATGTGCATGTGCCAGATGGAGGCAACGGATGCACAGGTTGTGCAGGCGATGAAAAAATGGGAATATGCCAAAAGCTAAACAACGCGGCCAGAAGGGGCGGCATAAGCTCCCCATGCGCCCACAGCATCTTCGTCCTCGCCAACCCGCCGCCAAAGCGTATCCGGCTGCGGTGGGAGAAACGAGGATGCACATGGTACGCTAAGAGCGGGCTATGGGAGATTGTGTTAGACATGCGAGGGCGAAGGACGCGAATTGCCACCTTCTACAGAACAGGTGTCACTGGTGCTCTTTACCATACTTTGATGCACACCAAGAGGCATAGACTCTGCAAGATCGAAGCCCGCCAGATCCTCGAGGCGATTATCGACGGAAGGGAGTTGGACTAATGCAATGGGAAAATCCAGGGCCAAACACGACGTATTGCCCGGTGTGCAAAGAGCATCACCAGAACTGGCGATATACCGCCCACCCGATCATGCCGGAAGATGGGTCAGACCTCAACGCCTCAGACGCGGAAATGCAAAGGGTGTGTCCGCGTGGGCATGAAATGGAGAGAGAGCAATGAGCACATGGAGAGTAACAGGCTGGCGGCGCAAAGGCACCGGGCGCAACAGAATAAACGTGATGGACTGTATCACCAGCGACGGGATTGAATTCGGTTGCTTGTCGGATACGGAATCGGAGCAAGCGGAGTTTGACGTTTTGACGGAAGAAACCGCGCAAGGCTTCCACGATGCAGGCGTTCGGCTTGGACCGGATCAATGCCACATTTACGATTTCCGAGTGATGCCGCCCGCCCGCGAACGCGACATGTACCCGATGCCGTCTTGGATCGCCGTAGGGTATCTTGGGGCCGAGGTGGAACGACTGGAGGACTTGTTGACATGACCCCCCGGCTACTACTTGGCGACTGCCTTGAGCGCATGAGCGAGATCGAGGATGGGAGTATCGATCTTGTTTTGAGTGACCCTCCTTATCAGTTGACCGCCTGTGCTTGGGACTCCATGATCCCGCTGGAGCCGATGTGGGCGCACCTGAAGCGCGTCACCAAGCCGAACGCGGCCATCGTGATGACGGCTTCGCAGCCATTCACCACGACGCTGATCGCGAGCAACATGAAGATGTTCAAATATTGTTGGGTGTGGAAAAAGATACTAGCAACGGGCTTTTCGCATTCTAAAAACATGCCTTTAAAAGACTACGAGGATATCGTAGTCTTTTCCAAGGCTCCTATTGGACATGCAGCTCTACTTGGTAGCCAGCGCATGAACTACAATCCACAAGGAATCTTTGGGTGTGAGCGAAAAAACAAGAGGGCATCTAAAGGGTTTAATGGGGCGATGGAAAGAAAGAGCCAGACCAATGAATACATAAGCGTTGTGTCTGGATTTCCAAAAATGGTTATAGAGTTTAGCAATGTGATTTTTAAAAAAACCACACACCCCACCCAGAAGCCCGTGGCGCTCATGGCGTACTTGATCCGCACCTACACGAACGCAGGCGACACGGTTCTCGACTTCTGTTGCGGCAGCGGTACCACGGGCGTGGCTTGTGAGTACTGGGATCGCCGCTTCATCGGGATCGAGCGCGACCCGGAATACTTCGCCATCGCGGAAAACCGAATCAAAGACGCGGCCCACCGGCTGTGTTAACCGAAGGAGAGAGACATGAAACTCAAGGCAACTATGGAAATTGATGCGGACGACGAAGAGGCGAAAGGCATGGCGTGTGACGAATTGGCCGACCTCGTTCTGGAGGCGTTTATGGATGGCGCCCGTGCTGCCGGGAATTGCCTTTTCGGCGGCGCGGAAATTGTGGGGCTTGAGAAACGATGAGCAAACTCTACACCGTGCGCTACGGCCACTGCACAGCAAAGGGCGGCGGCGAGTTGTGGCGGCAAATCTTGCAGTGTTTGGAATTGAAGGAGAGGTGATCAAATGAGCAAAAAAACATGGAAGATAACAGCGTGGTGGTTGGATGATCCGGACCTTGGAATATTGACAAGCGACGGCCTTCGATTTATCGCAACATGCCCCGAGGAGTGCGCCGACGACCTCACAGACTACCACTGCGGGTGCGCCGATGACTGTGAGGCGGCGGGTGTCGGCAATAACGGAAAGGAGGGCGAGGATTTCCGCTATGTATGGGAGGGCGACCCTCCGACAACGGAGTTTTCGGCCATGCCGTATTGGGTCGAAAACGCCCATTTACGAGCGGTGAACAGCGCGGCCACCGCCCGGATCGCGGAGTTGGAAGAGCTTCTCGGCAACGCCACCGAGGCCGCTGAATTTGTGGCAAAGGTGCGCGAAATTAAGAGATCGTCGAGCGATAACCGCCCGGTCATCGGCGGCGTTTGCGCCTATTGCGGGGAGCCGTATACTAAGACGGGCCCGCTGAAAGAGCATGTCCTGACTTGCGCGGATAATCCGCTGGTGAAGCGGATCGCGGAGTTGGAGGCGACATGAAAAACAAAACACGATGCCCGGAGTGTCGCAAGAAGATGCGCGAGCCTAAAGTGTGGACCGATACCCCGGAGCTCTTATGCCGCGTGTGTCGAGAGGAGCGCCAACGTGTTGACGCTCGTTTGTCATGCTTTAATGGTCGGAAACGCCTTGATAGAAGGCTACAAAAAACACGGCGAGGGGCTAGAAAGATCGTTGCCCCTCTTCTGGTGTGGGGTGTGTAATGGACTGGAAAACATCAAAAGCCCCAAAAGACGGACGTGTAATATTGGCAGATTTCGGCAAGGAAATTGTCGGCCTAACTTACTGGTTTGAAGATAGTCAAGAGTGGGTTATTCAGCAAGTTGCGGGCGAAACATATTTAAGGATTGAGCCTAAGCGCTGGATGCCCTGGAAGGCAATGTAGCATGAACTACCTCACCATCCCGTCGTGGGAAAAGCACCAACATTACAGCAAGCGCAATCCGCCATGGATCAAGCTACAAAAAGAATTCTTGACAGACTACAAAGTGGCGCTACTCCCTGACAACCAACTTGCCCGCTTAAACGAGTTCAATGAACGGCGCGGGCTGGCGAAACGTCTGCAACCCGTGCGGAAAGTTGGTGTAAAATGAGCAAGCGAAAAACAGGAAAAGATCTACAAATGAAACGCCGCCGATGCACGAAGGTGACATGCATTCCCGGCTACAAAGAGCTTGTGCAATGCGCCCGGTGGTCAGATTCGCGGCACTTTCTCTGCAAGGAACACGCGGAAAAATACGAGCAAGAACTAAACAGCCACGGTATCACTTAGCAAGACATCGCTGAGACAACGCCGCAGGAACACCCAGATGCGTATTGACCCTATTGACAGCCCACGGAAAATAGGATAAAATAGAGACATGAGACACACGGCCAAAGACAAGCAAAAACCAAAAACCATCTTCGGATGGCTAAAGCCCCGATCACACCCTCTTGGCCGAGTGTCTCGTGATCGGGGCTTCTTTTTTGAGGTGACACCATGAACAAAAATGTGCAAAAAGAACTTGATGACTTCGTTGGCGTTGAAATTGGCGAGATGCTTGCATCTATGAAAACAAGCGGTGAATCGGGCGGCTACCATGAAGGCTATTTGCTTTTCGAGTTTGCATTGAAGATGTATTCAGGCAGAAAAGACACTCTAGGAAAAATAGCACAAAAGGCGCTTTCCGTTTCAGGTGACGGCCATGCGTAAAGACACAACGATGTTAACAAAATTCAAAAAATTGCGGCTTGCGCTAGATATTCCAGCGCCGCATGTTTTGGGGCATCTTGAGTATTTATGGAACCAGGCAAACATAGACGCCAATCCGCGCATGTCCCGTGAAGATGTTGAGGCTCATGCTGAGTGGAATGGGATAGAAGGCGAATTTCTTGGTGCGCTTTTGATGTTTGGGTGGATGGACGAGTGTGGCGAATACGTTGAAATACACGACTATTGGCAACATGCGCCAAACTATGTTAAGGGCGGGGCTGCAACGAAGAGCAAGGCAAAGAAGCGCAAAGAAGCCCAAGAGGCTAAGCCTAAGGCTAAGCCCATAGCTAAAAGCTCTGAGCCTATGGCTAAGCCCGAGGCTCAACCCACTCAAGCCCTAGGCCATAGAGTAGAGGAGAGTAGAGTAGAGGATAAAGAAGAGATCCCTTCCCTTCCTTTTTCGGATCCCCTTAAAAAACTCCCGATACTCAAGGCTGAATATTGGAGCATTTGGACACTGGTTGACGCGGCGCACAACCAGAAGAAAACCCCGAAGCCCGAAAGTAAGGTGGATGACGCTTCAAGGCTGACCCTTTCCCGGCTGGTGCGTATTGACGGCTACAGCGAGCGGGATGTGGTGGACACTATCACATGGGTATTCACGGGCGAAGAAGACCCCACGGGTTTTTGGCGGGCCGTTGTAAAGTCTTTGGTGCGGCTCCGTTCAACAGGAAAATCAGGGATTACCAAGTTTGAACAAATGCACGATAAATGGAAGGCACGAAACAGTGCCCCTGGAAACGGAAATGGAAACACCAACAACGACGCAATGTATGACCGGCTTGCAGCGAATCAGAAGATGAAGTAATAACCCAAACCGAACTCCCCGACGGGCTGCTTGAGCGGCTTGCGGGGCAGAAGGAGGAAGCGAGATGACCACCCACGAACAAACCACCGAAGCCGAACGCGCCGTGCTTTCCAGCTTCATGATCTGCGAGGGCGCGGGCGACGCTGCGGCGGACGCTTTCGCGCTCTTGGGCGACACGGGCGCCATGTTTGAGTTTGCGCCCCATGCCGCGCTCTACGCAGCGATCCAAGACATCAACGGCAAAGGCCGCCGGGTTGACCCATCACTGATACTCGCCGACGAATCCAATTCCGATGCCATGGGCGGGGTGGGCTACGTTTCAGAGATGCTCGGCGTGGCTGCGACCTCGGCGAACGTCCTGCATTACGCTGAGCACGTCCGCCGCTTCTGGTTGCTCCGTGAATTTGGGCGCATTGGCGCGGACCTAAACCGGATAGCCACGGCGGACACGCTTCCAAGCCCAGAGGAAGCATCTGCCTTCATTGATACGCAGCTTTTGGCATTGGCGAACTGCTCCGGCGCAAAGCAGGAAGTCATAGAAACGCCAAAAGGCTTCGCGCTGGGGGTAGAATGGCTTGGACGGCTAACCCAGGCCGTGGGTGGTGTGATGGGAGTACAAAGCGGCATAAACGCCTTAGACGGCCTCACAGGCGGTTTCCAGAAGGGTGACTTTATCATTCTGGCGGCCCGTCCCTCCGTGGGAAAAACTGCAATCGCCCTGAATTTCGCGGCACAGGCTGCCTTCGGCGATGGTGTGCCAGTCTTGTTTATCTCGCTTGAAATGTCGGCCTCGGCGTTGTGGACGCGGATCCTCAGCATCGAATGCGGGGTAAACGTGCAAGTTATCAAGGAAGCATCCAAGAAAGGCACCTTCGCGCCCCAGGAAGTGACAAAAGCCCTGAGTGCAGAGGAGCGGATCACGAAAGAAAACCTACATGTCCTGGATACGCCGGGGCTCACCTTCCCGCGCATGCGCTCAGCGGTGCGGCGATGGGCGGCGAAACATCCGGGCGGGCTGGTGGTGCTCGACTACATCCAGCTACTCAGGGGCGGCGGCAAGGCGGGCCAGAAGCGGTATGAGATCGTGGGTGACATGAGCGTCGGGATCAAGGCGCTGGCACGGGAGGCGGACATTCCGTTCGTCGTGCTGGCGCAACTGAGCCGGGAAGCGGATGGTGTCATGGACGGGCATCGGCTGCTTTCGTGTTTGCGCGAATCCGGCAACTTGGAGCAAGACGCGGATGTGGTGATTTGTTTGGCGCTCATCGACGACGACCACAGGGCGGCGGCAAAGGCCCGAGGCATGACGCTACAGGGCGACGTGATACTCCACCTTGCTAAGCAGCGCAACGGCCCCACGGGTGAAATCGCGCTCTACTTTGAAAAGGTAACGCAGCGTTTTCGAGACGTAAACGAGTACGAGGAAAACACGGCCCGCGCCAAACGCGCTGAGCCGAAGAAGCAGACGGCGTTTGATGACGATCCGGTGCCGATGCCGGAGTACGAAGAAGACGACACGCTGATTTAGGGACAACCCAGGAGCCTGACATGGACGCCAAAAACCTACACTTGTTTGAGTTTACGATTGAGCGCAAAGACGGCAAAACGACTATATGGCCGTTTGCCATGCACGAGGATTTGTCGCTCGAGGCATTTGTGCTCGAACTTGAAACGGTAAAGGCGCATGCTGTCGCCCAATTTGTCAACGGGAAAGCGATTAACCCGGCAGCTATCGACGAAATCGGGCGCCGAGCGGATGCCGCCAAAATGCTCTGGTTCGCGCAAAATCCCGGAAAAGCGATTCCGGGGCTTTTCACGGAAATCATTGAACAGTTTGACAACGAAACACAACGGCTAGGAGATTGACATGAACACGAATGAAAAAGCGGAGTTGCAAGTGCATGCAAGCGCGATTGGGCAAGTTGCCCGCCACGTCAAACACGGAGGACTAAACGATCAAGCGGTGCAGCTCGAAGGCATTGCCGAAGAACTCCAGGCGCTTTATGGCCAAGAGCCGGAGCCAACAAAAGGCCAGTATGGCGTTTACGACGCGCTGCATGGTGAGCACATAGAGTTCGACTCATTAGAGGATGCCGTCAAAGATCTCAAGGCGACGCTGAAAGACCAACTCGAAGATGGACTTCAAGACGAAATGGGGGAATCCTTCGTTTACCAACGGACACACGAAGTCCAATTTCCCATCACCGACAAAAAAGAAAACTACCCGGACGGAGAATGGCCGTATTTGGATGAATGGGATTGCATCTGCTCGGTATCAGTCAACCCTCTCGCCGACGCGGAGCCGGAGAGCGTAAGTGATGAAAAACTGTCAGCGCTGCGCAGGCTGAGCGCGAGCCTATGCCAGGGCGGCCAGCGAGAGATCGCCGACGCGCTGGATGAGATTATCGCCGACGCGGAGCCGGAGGACAGCGGAGACCCCACCTCATGATGCAGCACAAGGACGCATTTGACATGGTTCCGTCGGGCGCTCCCACCACCCGAGGCAGCGCAAAACAGAAAGGCGTTTCAACGCCAATGCCGGATCCGATAGCGCTTACGTTCAAAGCAAAAGTAGCGAAAGGCCGGTATTGCATGGGGTGTCTTCAGTTTCGCCCTCTTGGCGCGTTTGATCCGCGATCCGGCAAATGCCGCGTGTGCGTTGGGCCGCCGGTAAAGCGGGCGCGGTCGATTATGGGCGCCCAGTCCATGGAGGGCAAGAAATGACCCTTGTGTTTTTTGGCCGGCAGGGCTATAATATAAAAAAAGGAGTTTGACTTATGGCAGACATCACGAACCCAGAGGCGATCAAATTCACCAACGAGCAGGTCCGGCCTTTGGCTGAGAAGTTCCGCGCACTCAAAGACATGTGCGACTCAGCTCTTGACAAGTGGTATGGCAGCATTAATTTAAAGGTGCCTAATGATGCGTCACCGCTTGAAGACGGACGCGGCCCCAAGGGCGTTAGCCGACTACTTGGGACCGACATCAACAGCATGATGGCCGTGATTACCGCGTTTCAAACGGATCTAAACGCGGGCGGCGTGGCGGGCGTGGTTGAAAAGCCTTGTGTGCGGGCGAAGCAGGTTAGCTGATGGCATTTGTTGAGCGATATATTCGCAGTGATGCGGCAGGCGGCAACGATGGCACTCAGGAAATAGATGCGGGTGGCGGCGTTGGCCCATGGACGCTTGCAGAGGGCTTTGCTCATACGGACGGCGCAGGGGTGCGGGGCAACATCCAGAATGACAGCGACTACACCATAGGTGCGACCACTATTGCACAAGCAGGAACCCAGCAAGCACACACCGTATATCGCGGATATGATACCTCGATAGGCGACCTGGAGGGGCAAGGCCGGAATAAAGATACTACGCTTGACACGACTGATTTTCCGGCAATCACACTGACAGGAAAACTGACTGCCGCCGCATATGTCGATCTTGAGTCGTTGGTTTTCGCGGGTAGCATCACAGATGTACTTATCAACGGTGGGGGAGACAATACCACCATTACATCTTGCTCTATTACCAATTCTGCAACAGGAAGTACTCAGATCCAGTGCGCTGTATTAGCAAAAAGCGCGATGGTTGCAAATTCAGATATTGAGTGTTCCGGCGCTTCTCACGGGATCATTGTAAGTATGTCATACACCGCGAGTTTTGTCGGGAATAGAGTAATCACCACGGACTCAGATCCATGCGTATCCTTACCTCGCGGGGCTGTTGAAGATAATACGTTTATCGGAACGACCGTGACTGGCGTTGGTGTTGCGTGGATCAATGTGTCTGAGTATGGTGGCTGTTTGACTAAAAATAATACATTTTATGATTTGGGAACGTGTGTCACTTTTCCCGCCTTCGCGTGGTCTGCTACTCCGGTTCTCATCAACAATCACGCGACAGACAGCACTAAATGGATCGACAACCTGTATTCAGGCACAGCACTGCAATCTGTTATTGAGATCAACAATCGTCTTCGGGACATTACGGTTGACCCGCGAACCACTCTTGGTGATGGGGTTCTGATAGGTGAAGTGAGCACTGACACCGGCGGTTGGGCGACTGATTATGAGAACGCTCCTACGGGTAACCTGCGCCTAATTGAAGACGCACCGGGTGCGGGCGCGGGACTGACAGCCTATGAAGACATCGGCGCGTATCAGCGCGAACCGAGCGCGGGCGGTAGGCCCGAAATCAGAGGGAGTAACCTCTAATGTCTCAGTATAAATACGCAGAAATTGCCGATACAGTCTACTTCTGGTTTGCAGCCAACACCACGGCGGGCGCTGCGGGCGACGGCGCGACTCCTCTTTATGATGTGCGCTTGGCTGGAGCGGCGGCTGGGGCTGCACCTACAGCTTCGGGAACGCCCACGCTGTTGACGGGCGCCAACTATACCGATGGCCTGCACGAGATAGCCATTGACACCACCGGCTATGCTGCGGGTGAATACGCCGTGTTTTGCACGTTGACGATCTCCACCGTCAACCCGGCGGGCTTCTGCGGAAGCGTGTTGGTGCGGACGGCTGGCACGGGCGCTCTGGATGTGGACGCGGTGACATCTGACCTGACAAAGATTCACGGGACTGCGCTTACGGAGTCTGTGAGCGGCTATCTGGCGGCGGCGTTCAAGAAGTTCTATGACGTGGCATCCCCGGTGTTCACGGCTGCAAGCGTAGACCAGACCGGTGATGCCTATGCAAACCAGCCGACGAACTTCGGCGACTTGGCGGTTGCGGTAACTACAGGCGAAGTAGAAGCCAACCTCACGAAGATAAAGACAGACGCGACTTCCGTTACTGACCTCAAAGATTTAGTGGATACGGGATACAACCCGGTCACCCATAGCATTGACCTTGTAGATCAATGCACGCTGAATGATGACATGGTGGGCACGAATAGCGCGGCGTTGGCTTCAAATACGGCGCTTGAGGCGACGGTGGCGGCGTTGAACGATTTTGACGCGGCGAATGATGACGTTGCGGTGGTAACGTTGGTGACGACGACGACGACTAACACGGACATGGTGACAGAGCCCCCGACGGCGGTGCAGAATCGCCAGGAGATGGATTCCAATTCGACGCAGTTAATTGCCATTGTGGCAGACACGAACGAATTGCAGACGGATGACGTGCCGGGGTTGATTGGCGCGTTGAAGGACTTCGATCCTGCCAATGATGACGTGGCGGTGGTAACGTTGGTGACGACGACGACGACTAACACGGACCTCACTGCGACAGACGCGGCTATCGCGGACGTGTATGTGGACACGCAGCGTATGGATGCGCTTATTGAAGACAGCACGGGCGACAGGCTCACCGAGAAGGCTCTTGAAGAAGCGCCAAGCGGCACCGGAGGCGATGCCACGGCGGCAAACCAAGTTCTAATTATCGCGGGTGTTGACGCGCTGCCTCTAATAAATGAGTTTATTGACACGGACACCACCTTAAGCTCTCCAGTGGACGGCAGCGTGGCGCAACTTTCTAAGCGCGACATCAACGGGCAGATCATCTATGAATATCCAGTAACAGAAGATGATGACGTCACCGTGATCCCAAACGCCACAGTGACGGTGTATCCAACCTCCGCGCTTGCGGTGGCGCTTGACCAGCAAGTGAGCAACGCGCTCGGGATCGCCACCTTCCATCTTGAGGCGGGGACGTACTACTTCGTCACGCTAAAAGACAATTTCACATTTGACAACCCGGACGAGCAGATTGTTGCGTAACCCGAGGGCATAATGGAAATTCTCACAGGCTTGGTCAGGGTCGCACGCGCCGCGTTTCGGGTGGTGGTTTGTTTCATAAAACAGGGCGCACGGAGGATATTGCATGTGGCGCATGATGAATAGGCTCAACAAAATGGCGAAGTGGGTTTGTGCCGTCCTGTTGGTTGTGCTGGTGGGCACGATTACATGGCAGCGGCGAGAGGTCATTGTGGACTTTGTTTGTGGGCCGCCGTTCGTGGAGCAAGGCGGCTATGTGTGGGTTAAAACGCCGAAAGCGAAGTAGGTAAGCTGAAACCAAGGGAAGATGACGGGAGGAAAAACAAGATGGATGTGAATGAATACAAGGAAAAACTTGAACGGGACTTACGGTACGCGATTGTCCACATGAAGCAGAACCCCGGCAAAGTTGACAGTGGGCACGTCGTTGAGTTGCAACGGTGCATCCAAGAGATCGTCATGTGGGAGATTCACAGAGATCGGGAGATAAGGGATGCGATAGCATGAAGCTAACCTGGAAAGATGAAATCAGAGAGCGTGAAGGGCATTCGCTATTGGTTCAAATCAGCGCGGAGGTGAAAGGCTCAAAGCTGATCGACAGTGTTCTGGTGATTCCGAGGGGGCACAAATGGACGGTGGAATGCCGTCTTAAGCGCGAGTACTGTTCTGAATGCGGCGACAATCTAGTCGGGAAGTGGCCTTACTACGATTCTGAGGAAGAGGCGAAGCGGGCGGCGCAATACTGGCTCGACAAGGAAGCGTTCAGGCTGCTTGGTGTTATGGATATGCTTAGGCGACAAGTAGGCGTGAAAGAATGGGCGCAAAAGCAATTGAAGGGCATATCCGCAGTGGCCGACGACCCAGAGGCGGCACACAGCCTTGAGGATAAGTTTCGAGGCGACATCTTGCGCCTAATAGTCCGAGAAACAGTTTGCCCACATGCGCGGAATGCGGCGACGTATGCGCTAAGCACGGGCGCTATCGAATTCTCGAGGGGGTGTGCATGAAGATCAAAGACCGCGTAAAGGAATTCAAGCGCGTCAAGGCCGGGGAGCTTATACCGCACCCAAAGAACTGGCGAAAGCATCCCCAGGCGCAACAGGACGCGCTTAGAGGCGTGCTCAGCGAGATAGGCTTCGCCGGGGCCGTGCTGGTGCGCAAGACACGCAAAGGCTACATGCTCATCGACGGGCACCTACGGGCAGAGACCACGCCGGATATGGAGATCCCCGCGTTGGTGCTGGATGTCACCGAAAAAGAAGCGGAATACCTGCTGGCGACGGTTGACCCATTAGGTGCTTTAGCCGAGGCGGACGCGGAAATGCTGGGCGCTTTGTTGCAGGACGTGAACAGCGGAAGCGCGGCGGTGCAGGAAATGCTGGAGGGGCTGGCGGAAGAAGCGGGCGTGCTGGATGGGCTTGAGCCGACGTGCGAGGACGCGGAGCCGCAAATAACCATCGCCGATGAGCTTCAAAAGAAGTGGAAGACGAAAAAAGGGCAACTTTGGACGCTCGGGGAGCATCGGCTGCTATGTGGGGACAGCGCGAAACAGGAGGACATGGCGCGGGTGATGAGCAAGGACAAGCCGCTGATGGTATTTACAGACCCTCCGTATGGGGTGGATATAGGCGCGAAGAATAGAATGTTAAACACTTTCCAGCCTTCTGGAAGGTGTTTAACAGACATCAAGGATGATGCTTTATCGCCAGCCAAGCTCAAAGAGATGTTGGTGCCTGCATTCCAGAACCTGCGCATGGCAGCATCTCCCGAATGCACCTATTTTACCACGGCCCCGCAGGGCGGCGACCTTGGCATGATGATGATGATGATGCAAGAAGCGGGCCTAACAGTCAGACATGTGCTTATTTGGAAGAAAAACCAACCCACGTTTTCTATGGGGCGGCTCGACTACGATTATCAACATGAACCCATTCTGCTCACTTGGTGCAAAAAGCATCACTATTATGGCAAAGGACAGCACAAGACCAGCGTGTGGGAGATTGACAGGCCTCGGGCAGCAAAGCAGCACCCAACCATGAAGCCTGTTGAATTGGTGGAGAATGCGCTACTAAACAACAGTAAGGCGGGTGACGTGGTGGCTGACATATACATCGGCAGCGGCACCACGCTCATCGCCTGTGAGCGCCTTGGGCGCAAGTGCAGGGGTATCGAGATTGATCCCGGCTATGTCGCGGTGACTTTGCAGCGGTGGGCGGATGCAACTAAAGGCACCCCGGTATTGGAGGCCGCTCATGGCTAAGTCAAAGACAGGGAGACACTGAATGGATATTTTAGTCATAGCAGCGCTATTCGGAATTCCATGGATGCTGATAAGGTGTTTTACCTCGAGAATGAGGGAAGGGAATGATGCAGCAAGAAAAAGAGTGGAACAGCTTTTGCGGACAAAGGGAATAAGGTATGCGCAACGGACAAGCTGGCGAAAGGAGCCCCCCCATGGCTAAGTCAAAGACGCAGCCGCGCAACGTGAAGGCGGCAGAGAAAGCGCACAAGGCTTTCGAGATGCGCAAGGCGGGCGCGACCTACAAGCAGATAGGCGCGGCGCTTGGATTCAGCCCGCAATACGCATATGAGTGCATCACCAAGAACCTCGGCAAGATGCGCAAAGACATGGAGCAAACCATTGAAGACGTGCGAGAGATGGAGTTGGAGCGCCTGGATGGGCTGTTGCTGGGCCAATGGGCAAGGGCTAAGGGCGGGGACTCTCAAGCGGCTAATACCGTGGTGCGCATCATGGAGCGCCGCTCCAAGGTGATGGGCCTCGACGCGCCCGCGAAGATTGACGCCACGCAAACCGTCGTGTGGAAAGACCCGGATCACGATGACATCTAAGGAGGAAGCATGAGCACTATCTATTTGAAGCAGCACAAGGCCGGGGAAGCGATTGCCCTAAGAGTGGGAGAGCACCATGTCTGCGCCGACGCCAAGGAAGGAACATTCACTGTAGAGCTCAAGGAAGACTACGACCGGCGTATATCGCGGGAGAAACCAAATGCTTGAATGGAAAGAGGCGGAACAAGCAAAGCCGAGCCAAGATCAACAGACGCTGGCAGAACACATCGAAGAAATCCGGGGATGGATCGACGGAGAGCTCGGAGGGTTAAGGGATCGATGGACGCAAGAGGGCACCGACAGAATTCACATATACAGGCAGTTGCTGTGTAAGGCCAAACTGCTTTGGTTTGAGCAGAACCCGCCGATCAAGAGGGAAGGGGTAGTGGAGGAGACTGATAAAGCAAACAGCAAAGGCGCGGACATTGCAAGGGTTGTGAAAGAGAGCCCGACGGACATACCCGAAGCCATCATGCTTGTCAGCTACGTTTATGACATCCTGGAGGAAACAGACAGGCCTGGGCAAATGATTGGGGTGGACAACATCATTAAGGCCAAGTGCAATAGTGTGCGTGGAGAATGGATCCTCGGGAATATGCGAAACGCCGCGATTCGGGCAATGGAAGGCGCAACGCAAGGGACTGACAAGGCAAACAGCAAAAACCCTGTGCAAAAAAGAGTTGGTGGCGAAGCGTTGAACCCGGCGGCTATAGAGGCGATTGCTGCAGGGTGTAAGGTGTACCGCCAAGGGGAAACAGACTCAGAATATGTCGCCTACATCAAAGATCTAGCAGGAGATCCAGAATCTCCTGCCGTGTGGACGACGCCGAAAGCGGAGCAAGACAAGCACACATTAACCAACCAGCACCAACAGGGAGATCGATCAATGCCAAACAATGAGGGTCAATCAATGCAGAGCGAAAAGGCGTATGTCAGGAACTGCCTAATTGTGGGGCGGGACCGCGAAACTATCTTTGAATTAGACGGGGACTATATTCATCCTCAGCTTGATGGATATGCCATCATTCCGATGGAGGATTATAGGCGGCTAAAAACCCAAGCCAAAGACGCAGAATGGGAAGCCGAAGTGGCCGAAGCTGAGGCACAAGAGCAGGCATGCTTGAATGATGACGATAATCTATAAACGAAGGGCTAAATGCAATGAAAACAGATGAGGAAAGAGCGGAAGAGCGGACGCCAGAATGGATAGTAAAATACCTCCGCAACCAATGGCAAGGTGAGGCGGGCCTTGCATTCTTGCGCGACATAAAAGCGGAGCATGGCATTGATTTAGAGCCTGTTTTGTCGGTGCTTCTTGATCTTGCCGAACCGAAGGATGTTGAGCTGGAGTGGGATGAGCATAAAGATCCCTATGGCGGCGAAATATCGAGGGAAGCAAGCTGGGGAGAATTTAAAACAGAACTAATGCCACTAGATGGCGGCGGGTGGGGTTTTAGTGTAAGCGTTTTTGAAATTGAGATATTTAACAGAAGGAATGTTGGGCAAGATATAGACGGGGCGCAAACCGAAGCCACCCGAATCTTCAGCGCCATGCTGCGCGGAGAAACCATTGAGTCTACAAATGCCCTATAAGCGCACAACTCGCCAGCAGGACGCGGTGGACGTGGCCAAGGCGCAAGCTGAGAACATCCTGCTTTACGGCGGCTCTCGCAGCGGCAAGACGTTCATCATCCTGTGGCTCATGGTGTATAGGGCGCTCAAGGCGCCGGGTTCCCGGCATGTCGTTCTGCGCAAGACGTTCAGCGCGGCCAAGCAAGCAGTTGCCTTCGACACGCTTCCCAAAATGATGGCGCTTGCATTCCCGAGGGTTCCCTACACGATCAATAAGTCAGATTGGTTCGTATCTTTCGCCAATGGCTCCGAGCTTTGGATCGGCGGCCTGGACGACAAGGATCGCGCCGACAAGATCCTCGGCAAGGAATACGTCTCGATGCATTTTAATGAATGCACCGAGATCTCCTACGATTCCATGACTACCGCCCTGACCCGGCTTGCACAAAACTGCGGGCTGAAACTCCGCGCCTTCTTCGACTGCAACCCGAGCACGAAAAAACACTGGTCCTATGCGATGTTTATCAAACACATCGACCCCGAGACGAACACGCCGCTTGACCGGGCTATGTATGATTGCATGCTGATGAACCCAATCCACAACGCGGAGAACCTGCCCGAGGGCTACATCGAGAACCGGCTCGGCAGCCTGCCACGGCGCAAGCGCATGCGGTTTCTGGAGGGCAAGTATCTGGAGGATTCAGACACCGCGCTCTGGAAGCGGAGTCAGATTGACCGGGACCGCATCACCAAAGACAAGTTGCCCGAGCTTGTGCGCATCGTGGTTGCGATAGACCCGTCCTGCACCACGGAGGGCGACGAGGCGGGCATAGGCGCGGCAGGCAAAGGCGTGGATGGCGACTACTATGTGCTGGATGACGACTCGCTTCAAGGCTCCCCGTTGACCTGGGCGCGGGCGGCGTGTGCGCTATACCACAAGCACAAAGCGGACGCGATGGTCTACGAAACAAACCAGGGCGGCGAAATGGTGAGATTGACAATTAAAACGGCAGATGCTACCGTACCATGTAGAGGTATTCACGCCAGCCGAGGCAAACTTGTTCGCGCTGAGCCGGTGGCCACGCTGTCAGAGCAGCACCGGATACATCATGTCGGCGTGTTTCCCGAACTTGAAGATGAGCTTTGCAACTACGAGGGCTACGGCGCAAGCCCGAACAGGCTCGACTGGTTTGTGTACGCAATATTGGAATTGCACCAACGGTCTCCACAGCCGATGGTTTGCGATTGAGGAGGAATGATATGAGCGGACAAGACGCAGAAACAATCGAAAACAAAATTGACGCAATGGCACCAAAAGGAGATCGATGAATCATGAAACGCAGAACATTCATCCAAAGCTGCATGGCCGCGTTAGGGCTTGGCGCGGTGGTGCCGGTTGCGAAAGCGGTTGAGCCTGTGCCTCAAGACATTGCCCCCACAGAACCGGAGGCGCCGCAACGAGTGCCGCAACGAGTGGCGCACCGAAACATCGAGCACCAGACAGAATGGATGGCACTTGACGAAAGGCCGAGTTTGCCTCCAGGGGAATATCAGTTAGCAATTGACTGGCAGAATAAGCGTTATAAGATTCTCGGAAGAAAAAAGAATTCTGCCGAATAAAAGGATAGACCAATGGCCCATCAAAATTCAGACGTTGCGCTTTGCGTGGACACAATGAACGCGAAAAGCAGCAAAAACTCCATGCTGTGGAACTATTACGACGGCGACCAGCCCCTAGCTTGGACAAACGACAAGTTCAGCGAAGTGGTTAAAAAAGGCGCTGTGTTCGTCCGCAACGAGTGCATTGTGGTGGTTGACACCACGCAGAACCGGATCGCCGTGGATGCGTGGAAGTACCCCAAGGATGACACAATCCGGGACGAAATCGGGACAATCTGGAAAGACGTGTTTAGTCGCTCTATGACAAAGATCCATCAATCTGTCTTGGTGACAGGCGAAGGCTATCTCATGGTGTGGCCGGATGAAGAGGGCGACGTGAAAGCGTTTTGCCAAGCCGCTTCCCAGGCACACGTTTTTTATGAGGGCGCCGATCCATACACGCCGCGCTTAGGTTGCAAACGTTGGATTGAACATGGTCCTGCGGGCGAGGTGTGGCGCCTGAACCTCTACTACACGGACCGCATTGAGCATTACTCCGCATCCAAAGCGCCGAACTCCGACGGCGGCGGATTCGAGCTCGGCGAAACCGATGACAACAAGTTCGAGACAATCCCGCTGTTTCAATTCCGGCTAACTGACCGGGAACCTGTGGGCGATTTGACGCGGGGTGTGATTTCGTTGCAAGACGCGATCAACAAACTCCTCAACGATATGATGGTGTCGGCAGAGTACACAGGATGGCCGCAGCGGTGGGCGATTGGAAACTTTGCGGACGGAAAGACAAAAGTCAGCCCAGGTACAATGGTAAAGATTCCGCCAAGCGCTCAAGGCGATCAAGCGTCCGCGTTCGGCACGTTTGATTCAGGAGATCCAAACGCCTACCTGAAACCCATTGAAAGCATGGAGGAATCTCTGAGCTCTCAATCAGGCACACCCCTTTATGTGTTCAAGGGCAGCGCAGGCAGCGCAGGCAGTGCATTAAGTGGGGAAGCATTGCGTGTGAAGGATGGGCCGCTCGTGGCCAAGGTGGAAAACTACGAAGTAGACCTTGAACGCGCATGGGTGGATGCGATGGCGTTCGCGCTCAAAATCAAAGAGACGGCGGCAGACAAGGACTTGATCGACGTGGTGTGGAAAGATCCGCACACGATGCAGCCCGAGACCAAGGCGCGGACGCTGGTGCTTAATACCCAGGCAGGGTATCCGCTCAAGACTTTGCTTCGCAAGGAAGGGGTCACAGAGGCGGAACTTGAAGAGCTTGAGAAAGACATGGCGGCGAATGTCGTGGGCACCCCGGCTCCACAAGCCCGCGCTGGCGTTCCCCCATCGGCCAGTGACGTGCAACCTGCGTTTGAGGGTGTGGTTCAAACGCCAGATATTGCGGGAGAGATTGCGCGGACAGGGATACTGGCCCGCACTGTGGCGCGTAGGAATGACAACTAATGGCTGAACTGACCCAAGCGGAACTCGCTGAAATGGTGGCCGCGCTTGACCTGTTTGAGCAGGCTGACGTGGACGCGCTATCCGCCTACCTCTTCACACAGAACGACGCGCAACGGGCCGCAATCGTGGAGCAGTACTACACGGCGATCCAGAGCCAACTAACCGGCGTGGTGGGCGCTGACGTGTTGGTGGCCGCCGAGGACTTGGCTGTGACGGCGGCAGACTCGCTTCTACGCACTGTTGCCGCCAGTAACCTTGCCAGCATGGGACAGACGATATCAGATGGCCTCCTGGAGGGCTTAGGGCCGCGACAGATAGCCACGCGCCTAGACCAAGTGCAAGGGCTGGACGCGCCGAGGGCGAAGACGTTTCTGAAATTCGTGGCGGAGGCGGAGGCCAGCGACCTGTCGGATGCGCGGATAACGGCCAGCGTAGAGGCGAAGTTCCAAAGCCTGCTGCGAGATCGGCGCACCACTATTGCGCGAACGGAGACGGCTATTGCATTGAGCAAAGGCGAGCGGCTGGATGCGGAAAAAAATGGCGACCAGTTTAAGATATGGCAAAGCTCCGGTGACAGGCGCGTGTCGGACGAATGCCAAGCCAATGAGGCGCAAGGGCCGATACCAATAAAGGAAGCGTTCGTCAGTGGTGCGATGGAAAACCCGCAACATGTAGGATGTCGATGCTCAGTAACCTACATCAAGAATGCGCGGGAGGCGGCGTTCCTGAAACCACTGACCCAGGAATGGGCGGACGAAACGGCGGAAGCGAAGGAGGAAGCATGATGAATATTATCCAGACATCCAAGGGTGTATTGATAGGGAAATGGTGTGCATGCCATAGATGCATTGCAAAAGACGATGAGGCTTTGTGTGATGAAATTAGGGACGCCTCTGATATTATATCTGGGGAAGGATGCGTTTATTCATGGGAGTCGGGGGAAGACAAGATATTAAGTGAGCTTGAGATTGCAATTGGAAGACCAACCCAAGGGAGACGAAGCATGAGTAAAATACGCGATATGGTTGATGCGCTGAAATCAATTTTTAGAGGGAGGAAAGGCAAGGCAGCCGACAAGCTTGTTGAGCAATTTAGCAACAAAGCCGCTGAGAAGCCCAAAGGGGAGCTTTGGGGGCTACTTCAGGAGTATCAAGGCTATTGTCCAGACGTTATGAAACTTCCTTATGGCAATCAATACGCCGCAGCCGTATTGGATGATTTCACCGCGCCGCTTGCGCGTGGAGATACTGAGATCCAAGCCCTGCGAAACTGGCGAGAAGCCGTGGATAACCATACTGCTAATAGACAACGAAACAACCAACCCAAGGGAGGCGAATAATGGTACGATCACGCAAGACAACCCCTAAGAAACCGAAAAAGAAAGCGGCGGCCAAGGAACCGTCGAAAGCTACAACCCCCGCAGCGATGGAGGGCGCCGCCGTTGATGGCGGCATGGAGGACGAAGCAAACACGAATACCGAAGTCTCTGCGGGCGTGGGCGGCGCAATCCAAACCGAGCCGGAGAAAGCCTCTTCGCCCGCGAACGACAGCGAGCAGGAAACCCCTCAAAGCTACACTTCGCAGTTTCGTGAGAAAGTGGAAGAAAAGAAACTTGCCAACATGCCTCTTGACAAACTGGCGGAACCCGTGTTAGACTCAGAAACAGGAGCGGACATGCCGTTGCCCTCAAGACAATATTTGGGCAATTTGCGCAGGACGCTCGACGCGGCTTTGAAATACATCGACAAGATGGTTTCACACCACAATTCAAAGTTGAAGAAATAGGCCACACCTGAGACGGGGAAACCCGCTTGTGAGGAGGTTCATACTCCCCACCACGAGAGCCACGCCGATGTTTAGCGAAAGCTAACCGTCGGCGTTTTCTTTTTGAGAGTCACGCCACAGACCGGTATTTGCCGGGATGTGGCGTTTTTTGTTTTAAGACACCAAAAGAAAAGGACCAAGATCATGGCAGACGCACAGGATAAGGGCGACAAGGACGACGCGGCAACGGATAGCACCGGGGCCAAAGACGGACAAGACGCGCCAAAGACTGACAAAGCCGACAAGAAAGTTGAAACGTTCACCGCTGAGCAAGTAGCTCAGAAGGTGGAAAGCGAGGCCGACCGCCGCGTTGCGCAAATGCAAGCGACTTACAAAAAAGAGCACGACGCGATCATAGCCAACGCCGCGAAAAGCGCGGATGAAAAGATCGCGGCACTCACTGCGCAATCCAAGAAACAGACCGAAGAGTCGCAGGCGCGAATTGACGAGGCTGAAATGAAAGCCAATTTCGCACAAGATGCGCACGAATCAGGAATCCAGAGTATGGACGCTGCTTTCTTGGTTGCGTCAGCCAAGGGCTACATCAAGGGCGGGCGGCTTCAACTCGCAAAATTCAAGGAAGATTATCCTCTGTTCTTCGCCACCAAGTCCGCGCAAGCGCATGCGGGCGAAGGCACGGACCAAACAAACGCTACCAGCGATCCCAACGCTGCGTTGAGAATTCTTGCTGGATAGCCAAAGGAGGGCCAAATAATGGCCGGATTTAACGAATCAATTAGTAGGAGCGAAGCCGAGGCACTCATTGCGGAAAACGTCTCTGCCGTGATGCTCAAAGACTTGCCTGAAAATAGCACTGTCCTGGCCATGGCCCAGCGCTTGGCGGACATGCCGACGAATCAAACAAGGCTCCCCGTTTTGGGCAGCATTATCGAAGCATATTTCGTTGACGGCGACACGGGCCTTCAACAGACGGATGACGCGGACTGGACCAACAAATACGTTGACGCGGAAGAAGTGGCGGTCATCGTCCCAATTCCCAAAAAGGTTTTGGCTGACACCGGTTTCGACATGATCGGAATGTTGACACCCCGAATCATCGCGGCGATTGGAAAAACCATTGACCGGGCTGTCTACTATGGTACGGGTATTCCCGCGTCGTGGACCACGAATATCGGCGCCGCTGGACTTGTGGCGCGATGCACGGCGGCTGGGCATACCATCAGTCTTGCCGAGTACACCGACGAATACGAAGCTATTCTCGGCGAGAAAGCAAACGGCGACGACGGGTTGAGCATGCTGCTCGAAGCGGACGGGTTCTTTGCCACCGGCTACGTCGGGCACCTTACGATGAAAGGCAAGCTCCGCAACACCCGCGACGCGAACGGACAGCCCATTTTCCACAATGGGAATCAGGTAAACGACACATTTGTGACGGGCGAACTGGACGGCATGCCGATTCTGTATCCCAGAAACGGCGGAGTCGTTGCAGCCTCAAGCCTGCTTATCGCGGGTGACTGGTCTCGATTGGTGTACAGCATCCGGCAAGATGTTGATGTCAACATCCTCAAGGAAGCGACACTAACCGACGCTGCGGGTAACGTGACATTCAACCTTGCGCAGCGCGGCATGATCGCCCTGCAGGTGACTATGCGGCTCGGTGTGAGCCTTCCGAATCAAATCAACATGGTCAACGAGGACGACACCACTCGCTGTGAATTCGCCACGTTGACGGCTTAACCAATATTGCGGGCAGAGTCGGGGGTGAAAACCCCCGGCCAGTCACCGCAGAAAGGACATGAATCATGGGGCTTTTCCCACGAGCCGCCCGACAATACCTGGATGCCCTCGGCATTCCGAGCGGGCCTAACTCACAAATCTACATCGTTGACCCGCTTACAGGCGGGGATGGTGACGACGACAATCCCGGCACCAGCTTTGAGCGCCCGCTTGCGACTGTCGCCGCTGCTTACGCCAAATGCACAACGAATCAAAATGACGCGGTTGTGATGGTTGGCGGGCCTACCGCTGACACGCAGTCCGCGATCCTGACATGGGCCAAGGACTACACCCACCTTGTGGGCATGTCCGCGCCGATCCCCGGCATTGGGCAGCGTTGCCGCCTTAACGCGGTTGCCGCTGGCGACTTGGTGAATGTGATGACGCTATCCGGCGACGGTTGCATCGTCAAGAACATCCAGTTTATGAATGAGTCAGACGCGGACGTTGACAGCGGCGCGGTGATTGTGACCGGGCATCGCAACTACTTCGAGAACTGCTTCATCGCGGGCATGGGCCATGCGACCCCTGCGGCGAGAGCGGGAAGTTGGTCACTCAAGGTCGCAAGCTCTGAATGCGTTTTCAAGGATTGCGCGATTGGCCTGGACACCATTGTCCGAGCCGCTGCGAATGCTGAGCTTTGGCTTGCCTCGCCTGCTTCCAAGGCGCTGTTTATCCACTGTCGTTTTACCAGTGCAAGCGAAACAGCGGGCAAGTTCATGGTGTCTCAGGATGCCGGGGCCGCTGGATGGTTTGAGTTTGATGATTGCGTCTTCCACAACCAGAGCGTGAATTGGGCCGCAACCTTGGCCAATGCGTTTGAGATTGGCGGCACCGCAACCTATGACATTATTCTGCGCGGGCTTAATCAGCTTGTCGGAATTGATGGCTGGGCCGACACCGTAACTCACCTTCACCTGACTGCTCCGGCACCTGACGCGGGCGCTGGCGTTGACACCGCACCCACAACCTAAAAGGAGGTAGCTGAACATGACTACCGCAATCAATAACACACCGAACGGCGGTTGCCTCCAGTATGACATTACTGGTGCAGCCTCCGCTGCAAACGCGGGACTCGGCTCTATCGACAACCCCGAGGGCGTGAGTCTTAAAATCATCAAGTCCACGTTCATCATGACCACCAAGTCCACAGGCGCTGCGACGTTGAGCGTAGGCATCACCACGGCGGCGGCTGCGGCCACCGACATCCTGAATGCTTTGGACGTCAACGCCGACGCTTCCGGCACCATCTACAACGGCAATACCGTCCAGGTGACGGCGAAAACTGCCGACGCGGGTGTTGCAACGTGGACTGCGGCCCTAAAACTGACCCTTACAGGTTCGGCGACTACCGCCGGGCTCACCGGAAAGCTCCTGTTGGAGTACGTCCGAGTTTAACCGCTTGGCCCGCCGCTATCCTCCCGTGGCGGCGGGCCTAAGTAAAAACAGGAACAGGTGGACGCATGGGCGCGACAGGCACACCAATCACCACGCCGTCAATTGACGCTGACACGATTGCAAAGTTGCGGCGCATGGTTGCGGAATCGACCGCCGATCCCTACACCGACACATTGATTGAAGCCGCAATATCGGATCGGGCCGTGACGGATGATCGTGGGCTTGATCCCTATTGGTTCGACTCGAGCACGGAACCGCCGACACGGACGCAGCAGGACAATTGGATTCCGACCTATGACTTGAACGCGGCGGCGGCGGACATCTGGGATGAAAAGGCGGCGGCGGTTGGGTGCAATTATGACTTTTCCGCCGACGGCTCCAACCTGAAACGCAGTCAATTGACAAAGCATTATGAAAGCCGCGCCGCGCATTTCCGGGCCAGAGCAAGAATCGGCTCGGTTGAGTTGCAAACGGTGGAACGCTATAGAGACCAAAACGGAACCATATTCCAAGAAACTCGGATTTTTCCGAGTCTTGAATTAGAGAGCCAGGGGAATGCCAATTGAATCCTTTGAGCACATGCGAAAAGACGGGCATCACGGCGGCAGCCGAAGAGACCATGCTGGACTCTTGCAAGATCGGGGTCGCGACAAAAGCAGAATGGAGTGACGATCCGGGCGGCAGCACCTATGCTTTCGGCGATGAAATCTCATGCGGGTTCAAGCCTACGCGCTCGGGCGAAATACCGGACGGGACGCAGGTGCCCGACTTCGACGCGACATTGCGCTTGCCCGTGGCGAGCAGCTTGATCCACATAGACCGAATCAGGATGACAGAGCGGTTCGGGACGGCGATAAGCCCGGAAGAAGACTACAAGATCGAAGGCACGCCCCGGCTTGGGGTAAGCGCCTTCGTGGTGAATTTGAAACGAATCATCGGCACAAGCGCCGAATAGGAGTTTGAACTATGAGCGTAACAGCAACAGTGGCGAGCACGATCAATTGCACCGAAACATTTACCGGTGACAGCATCGGCTCCAATAATACCGTCAATCATACCGGTCTTGACAAAACGGTGGCTCTTACATCCGCCTCAACGCCGCCCATTACCTTATATGCGGGCGGTTCCGTGGCGCTTTCCGGCGGAGCAAAAACGCTTGATCTTACTGCGCTCGCAGAAGGCACTAATGGCGGCGTGATTGACGCCACTGGACTGAAATGCCAAGTGGCGCGATTCGAGAACCCGAGCACGAACGCCAACACCATCACGGTGAAGTTTGGGGCCTCCAACCCCTATCTTTTGGGCGGCGCGGGGTGGACTACGGTTCTTAGTCCTGGACAGTATGTGATGTATTACGGCAACGACGCAACCCCGGATGTGGCGGCGGGATCGGCGGATGAAATTGACTTTGCGGGAACCGCTGTTCAGCCGTTCAAGTACGAAATGATCTTCGGTTAGCCATGGCAGGTAATGTCAAAATACGCCCGAATCGAAACATGATGAAGGCGGTGAAGAAGATTGTCGGCACCAACATGGACGAATTTGCAAAACGGGTTGTGTTGCGGGCGCGAAATCTTGTTGTGGTTGATACGGGAAATTTGAAGCGAAACATAAAAAGGACAGTAAAAGATGGCGGCTTGGTTATTCAAACCACGGCGGGCTATGGCGCCTACGTTGAACTCGGCACCTCGAAGATGGCCGCGCAACCGTTCCTAGCACCGGCAGTCCAGGAAACAGTGAACGACCTTGTAAGTCGCGGGAAGTTGTACGATGACTGAGCCGATTGACATAGTGGATGAATATCTGCAAGACCCGGATTTTCTCGGCGTTGACGGTGTGAACTTGCGGGACTTCATGGGCGGCAATTATTTCAGCACGCCCGTGGCTCCGCCGAAATTTGAAAACGAGCACAAAGGCATCGTGTTCCATGCGGAAACCGGAAGCTCCCACATCACGGGAGCACTGGAAAGCATCGCGGTGGTGTTCAAGTGCTACGGCGGCGAAATTGGATACACGGCGGCGCGGAACGTGCGCAAGGCGCTCTACCAGTATTTGCATAATGCGCGGTTGAAAGAAACGGCAAGCGGATTATTGTGCATGGCGCAAATGACAAGCTCATTTCAAGGGCCGCCGGAACCGGTGACGGGTTGGCCGGTCGCCATCGCGAGATACAGAATCACAACTCAAATAGGAGCCTAGAGGCAAATGGCAGGAACGAATTTTATCAACCGAATCGGCATCCACACGACAGCCGAAACAGCTATCCCGTCCATCCCGGCGGAAGTCGGATCCAACATGGCGGACACCAGCGGCTATGTCACAATCGGGCGGTCCCAGGGCGACGATGACGCGGACCTGGACGGCGGAAGCGTTGGGGTCAGCTTTATGAATGAAAAAGGCCAAGTGATGCCGCCCAGGAGCTTGACACGCGAAGACATTGTGCTCTTTCGGAACGGCGTGGATGAACTCACCTTTTCATGCTATGACGGGAGGAAAGAGCTTTTTGAAATGGCAAGCTCCGTGGAGGTCGATTCTCACATCACGAAACTTTTAGATACGCTAACCAAGCGCACCGTGTGGGTGGAGGTAAATGGTCTGTGGGTAGACTACTTCCCGAACTGCGATGTTGCCATCACGGGATTCACCGGCGACTACGAGGGCGATGAAGGCTCCGTGAACAAGACGGACTTCATTGTGACCCCATGCGCGACCGCAACCATTGCGGGCGGCTGGTGGCGCTACAACTACGACCAAAGCTAAGGAGAACTTGAATGTCCATTGACTTGCCGAAAACCACGAACAAACCCGTTGTGATCATGAACATTTCAGCGCACGACGGCCATGTCAATCGAGACACGCCCATTAATGCCAAGGCGCTTCCCATGATCGAAGGGATGGAATGGTTTGAAGCGGCTGAAAAGCTGTTTAGCGATTACACCGAAACGGGCACCGCCCAAAGCCTGCGGGCAATCATGGATTGTTTGTTGGAGTACTCCGAGGATTGGCCGACCGAGGCGATCCAGAAGAGCGCAAGCGGCGTGCAGGTGGTCAATGCGTTCAAGGCGATCTTGAGGCTGAACGACCCTTTAGCGGAAGCCCGCGCCGAGAAGCAGGCGCAAGAGGAAGCGGAGACGGATCGGAACATGAAGAAACTCGAAGCCGCCGAGAAGATCATGGGCAAGGACAAGCTTCAAGAAATGGTCTCCTCAAAAATGTCTTCCGTCTTGGGGAACGGTTCGGATGCGACCCCTTCCGAATCCTAAACACCTGGACGTGGCCGCAATATTGGGCCGCGCTGGAGGTCTGCAATGAGTTGACGGAAGATGACGAAGCCGCCTATGCGGCCGCGAAGAAGAAGGCGGAGAAAAAGAGCGGCGGCCAGCGGACCCAGAACCGCACAACCATGAACTACAATGATTGGATAAACTGATGGCGAATGATGTAAAAGGCGGAGATCTTTTCTGGGAGATCATCGCCAATTCAAAAGGCTTTTTGCGCAGTGTAGACAACGCCGTCAAAGGGGCCACGAAAAAGCTTGCCGATCTTGGCCCAAAGGTCGGGCTTGCGATGACGGCTGCGGGGGCGGTGATTACGGGCGCATTGGGGAAAGCGGTATCAGCCGCTGCAACATTTGAGCAAGCCATCACAAACGCGGCTGCGGTGACGGGCAAGACAGGGAATGAGTTTGAGATTGCGAAGAAGAAAATGGAAGCTCTCGCGCAAACGCTCGGGCAGACAACCGTTTTCAGCGCCACAGAGGCCGCAAATGCTTTCTTTGATCTGAGTAGCAAGGGTTTTGATGTTGCATCCATGAGCGTGGCTGAGTTGCAACCCATCCTTGACCTTGCAGCCGCTTCTCAATTTGACCTCGCCACAACCACGGAAATCGTCACAGCAACACTAAAGGGCTTTGGCCTTGCGAATGTGGAGACGGCCCGGATAGCGGATGTTTTCACGAAGGCAAATGGCAGCAGCGCCGCAAGCATGGATAAGTTTTCAGTGGCAATGCCTATTGTTGCCACGGCGGCAAAGCAGTTGAACGTGCCGCTTGAAGAGGTGACGGCGATACTGTCTAGCCTCTTCGACAAGGGGATCGACGCAAGCACTTCAGCAACAGCTTTACGAAACATTATGTTAGAGCTTGCTGTAGGCTCTAACGGGCTAAACACGCTGCTTAGTGATCTTGGGCTAACTCTGGAAGACTTGGACTTTGAGAACCGAACAGTAGCGGAATCATTTGATTTTTTGAGTTCAAAAGGCGCAACGGCCACGCAAATAATGGAAGCGTTTGGAAAGCGGAATGGCGTTGTGGCCGCGTCGATAACTGAAGATATAGGCAAGATCAATGGATTGACGGAAAGCCTGAACAACGCGGGCGGTGCGGCAAAAGAGACAGCCGAGAAGCAGCTAAACACCCTGCAGGGGCAGCTAAAACTTCTTGGAAGCGCTATTGAGTCTGTCATGATCCCTATAGGCCAAGCGCTTATTCCCGCACTTGGGGCTATTGCGAGGTTTATCGCGCCAATTCTTGGCCGTATTGCCGAATGGGCAAAAGCAAATCCGATGTTGACACAAACCATCATTGTCATTGTTGGTGCCGTTGGCGCTCTAATGCTTGTTCTTGGTCCTTTACTGATTGCGCTTCCCGGCCTTATTGCTCTCTTTGGCGCTATCACGTCCGGCGGGCTTGTCGTGGCGGCGGCCATTGCTGGCGTGGGCGTTGCGATAGGCGCGGTTGTGGCGGTTATCGCTTCAAATTGGAATGAAATCATCATTCTCACGGAAGATTTTTTCGCCATCTTTTCCAACCTATGGGAAGGAAACTGGATCGCGGCGGGGAATGCGTTTATCAATATCTGGCTTGGCGTGTTGAATATTTTTAACAACATCACGAATGACATACTCAGAATGATTTCCTTCCTTGTTTCCAAGGCCGCCGAATTGCCTTTCTTGCTTGCTGGCATAGGGAGCGCTCTGTTGCCTGGACCTCTCGGATCTATTTTGAGTGCGGGGGCTGGCGCTGGGCTTCTGCGTGGTCCAGCTCCAGCACTAAGCGGCGGCGGCGGAGCAGGCGGCGGGGGCGGAGCAGGCGGCGGGGGCGGAGCAGGCGGCGGGGGCGGAAACCCCGTCACGGTCAACATGCCGGGGATGACGGTCAATAGCCCGATGGACGCTAACATGCTGGGTGATATTCTCGCTGACAGGATCCAGAACGGGCTTGGCCGGCGCGGGCGGAGGTTGTAGCTATGGCAGTCCGGCAAGCAGTCTCATTTCAACTTGGCGCGGTGGAGTTCTGGGGTGACAGCTACAACGTCATTTTGGACGAAGGAACCAGCGTCCCCCCATCGGCGCCGATCCGGCTCAACACTGCGAACCTGAGCCAAGCAAACGGCATAGTGGCCCAGGGCGCGACGGTGGGCGCGAAGCTCATTGTCCTGGAGTGCATGGCTGTGGCTGTGGATGTGGCGCACGGCGGCAGCGGCGCCGATGACGCGCTGGAAACCCTCATCACGAATATCGAGACCGTATTGGCAGCGCACCACGCGAGCAATGTCGAGGAACTATTGACCGTTCAAATCTGGACCGGGCGCACGGCCTCTGTGCGATTGGCTGACGGAAATCCCATCTGGGGCGATGAAGCATTGACCGGGATCGCCTTCACGCTGAACTTTCTCGAAACCGCGCCAACATCTTAGGAGCCGAGCAATGGCTAAGACAGCACTGAACAACACCGCGAACAACTGGGAGGCGGCGCTCAACGCCAATATGACATCGGGGCAGCTTACCGCTATCCTGAAAGCGAGCGGAGCCACAGGAGCGCCGGACGCGCCGTTCATTGCCAAGATCGATAGTGAGTTCGTTCTGGTCTCCGTCGTAGCCACAGACACGCCTAGCGCGGGCCTGGACACGCTCACGATAGAACGCGCCTATGACGGGAGCGCTGCATCCACGCACCTTGCAGACGCGGCGGTTTCTAATGTAGTTTCGGCGGCGCTGTTCAACGAATTAAAAACCGAGCTTGATAATCTGCGGACGGCCTTCTTCTTCATTCATGGTGATGACGGGGTGCAGCGTAGCGCTTCTGGCACGGACCTGCTCACCGAAGAGACCACGGGAACCGCCACTATGGGCGTGATCGTCGGCGCGGGCTTCGCCATGGTTGACGGGCAACCCGTGGGGGGGGCTTCGCAGTTCGCCTCCGCGCTTATGGTGGCCCCGACGGTCAATCCGCGCATTGATACGGTCCAGGTTGCCCAGGACGGCACGATCTCCATCCTCACCGGGGTAGAGGCAGGCTCCCCCACCGCGCGCGCTGTGAGCGCCAGCAATCTCTTGCTGGCCTGGATTTATCACGTCGTGGGCGAAACGATCATTGAAGACAGTGACGGAGGCGACGGCTATATTGTAGACAAAAGGGCGTTTCTCTAAATGAGCATCACGACCACAGTTATCGGGGATGTGACGGCGAACCTCATTACTTATGAGGATTCTTACACCACGCCGGGGGAAGATGGGGTGCTGCACTATTTTATCCGCTTCGCCCTTCCCAGCATCGGCGCGGACAACCTCACAAACGCCAAACTACAACTTGAAGTTGCCGCCGCGAATGCAACCGTAGAATATGACGTGCAGGCTGATGACGTCGGGGCGTGGACCGAGGTTACAGGCTACGCGGCCATGGAGGCTCTGAGCTTCAATGGAACGCTATTGACTGGGCAACAGTCCACAGCAACCGGAACGCAGCTTTACGACATTACAGGCGATTTTTCCAAAGGGCTCATCAAGGCTTATGCGGACGGCGCTACTCATGTTACGATCCGCATAGAGTGGGAGAACCCGGACGGCGCGGCGGTGTCGGTTGATAATACAAGCATCGAGGCAACGTTAGGAAATGCCGATACGGATTTTGTAGACTGGACCTTGCGGACAGACGTAACAGACTTCCCGCGTTTGGTGCTTACTCACACATCCGGCCCTGTGGGGCTCATTACGCCGCTCATAACGCCCGCCCGCGCAGCTACGCTTGGCGCGAAAGTGACAATCGATTCTGGCCTCACGGAATATCCGACCGGTGTTGCAATTTCCGTGATCACGGGTTCTCACACCGTCCATCCGGTGGATGTTCCGAACTTGCTTTGGGATTCACCGGAAAGCCTGGACGTGGTTGTCTCCCTCGGGAAAAACGTTGACGCGCCCATGCTCTACACTGCGGCGCGGGGCGGCTTGATCGTGAATCTTTTGCCGAACCCAGCGGCCATAACGGCGGGCGCTCAATGGCGGATGAATGATGAAACCGCATGGCGCGATGACGGCGATCAAGCGCAGCGTGATGTAGGGGATCTGCGGACGGCCCCCATTTACCACGACGCGACGAATTACACCACGCCCACCCCCGCGACGGTCATGCTGGAGGCGGGCGAAGACACGACGGTCAACACCACTTATGTTTTGACGCATGGAAATATCACCCGCACCCTGGCCCCTGCGGGCGCGATCACGGCGGGCGCTCGGTTTCGCGTGGATGGCGGCGCGTGGTTGACATCCACTGCCACGGTGAATAATCTCAGCGCGGGGGCGCATCTGGTCGAATACAAGAATGTGATCGGCTGGGATCCGCCCGCCGACGAAAACCCGGTAGTTTCAGCGGGTGCAACAGACAGCGCCACAGGGACGTATACGGCGTCGGTGGGCGTACTCAAGGTCAACATAGACCCTGCGGCGGCGGTGACGGCTGGGGGCATGTGGGGCACGGACGGAGCAACCTATCCCTACGCTGACGGCGAAGAAGTCGATCTTGCGGACGCGACGTACACGGTCTACCTCAAACCTATCTCAGGATGGACGGCAACCGGGCCGCACACCAGCAACGTCGTGGAGGCTGGCACCACGACTGTTTTGAACGTCGTTTACACCCTAAACGGCACCACTGGAAATTTGCTGGTCAACGCTCTTCCGTCTGCGCTGCAGGGCGTGGCGACATGGACGGTGGACGGCGGCGCGACAAACCCATTGACAGGCGCGTCTCAAGACTTGGCGGCAGGCACCAAGACGCTGGTGTTCTCCGCACAGGCGGGATACACGAAACCCGCCGATGAAACGGTTGAAGTCGAAGTTGACAAGGAATATGTTGTCACGGGAACCTACGTTGCCGACGCGACCGATCCGCCTGGACAAATCCTTTTCGACCTGCAACCCCCAGACGCGCAAGCTACCGCCACGGCCACGGTGGACAGTGTGGCCTACACGAACGGGCAGACGGCTATACTTACCCCTGGCACCTATGCCGTCACCTATGGCGCGGTGGCGGGGTTTACGACCCCCACGGGCGAAAACGTGGAGGTGTCAAGCGATACCACCGTGACGCATACCGCGATCTGGGTGCCTCTTGCAGCGGGCAATGGCAATCTGACAGTGACGCTTTCCCCGGCGGCGGCTGTGACGGGAGAAACATGGAGCGTTGACGCGGGAGTCACACCGAGGGCATCCGGCGCGACGGTGGCATTGCCTGTTTCTGCGAACCCATACACCATCGCATTCTCAAGCAATCTTTCGACCTATGACGCACCGGAAGACTTCGACACCAATTTGACGGACGGCGTGGATACCGAAGTCACCGGAACCTACACGCCTATCAATGGACAATTCAAGGGCACCATCGCCCCGGCTGGCGCAATCGCGGGCGGCGGCTACACATTGACCGGCGCGGCGCCCTTCACGGATTCAGGCGAAACCATCACTGTGCTGGCCGCGCAATACTCCCTTTCCGCGAAACCACAATCAGGATGGATCGAACCCGCCTCCAAATTCGTGACGGTTCCAGCGGGCGATCTACTTTCGGAAACCATCACCTACACGGCGGCGGAAGTGGGCTTGAACGTCTTGATTTCCGGCCCATCGGGTTCAGCGTGGCAAGTAGCCAATGAGGCGTGGCGCGATTCCGGTGAGGCGATCACGCTCGACGCGGGAGAGTATTGGGTGACGTTCCTGCCGGTGGCCGGCTACAGAACGCCTGAGCCTATTTTCGTTGAGCTTAGCGCGGGTGAAGAGCGGCAAATCACGGTGGGGTACGTCGCCGACGCGGTCCTCGACATGTCGGGCTTTGTCGGCACGGCGCGGATTGGCATGCACCTTCCAAGTGTGGGGGTATCCTCTCCCGGCGTGGCGGGCGGCGGCATTATTATCGGCGGCGGCATTCACGGCGACGGCACCAACGGCGTGCAGAATACCACAGAGTTTTGGAATCGGGAGCCATGGCAGCGAGATCCGTCCGCGCCCAGCGGCACCACGCCCAAAACGCGGATCTATACGTTGACCACCGACGAAAGCGGCGACACGGTGACGCTGAGCATCCGAATTGATCGGACGCTTTACAGTGTGGAATTCTTGGATAATGCTTCCGTGGCGACGGTGCAAACGGCGTTTGATTCAGCGGGCCTTTCGACCTGGACCATCTCGGGCGAAGAGGGCAGCTACACCATCACCACGCCGCTGACGTTCAACGACGATCTTTCGATCACCACCACAACGAGCGATGGCGTTGTGTTTGGGACCGACTTCGACGGCGTTCCGCCGACCTCCACAACCTACCAGGAAAGCGATGTTCTGCTCTACAAGATTGAGGTATACGGCACTGACGGACTCATGGCGGAAATCAATCAAGTGGATAATGGCACCTTCACCGACCGCGTGAATGAGGCGAGTGATATTCAGTTTCGAGTCACCGCTGATCCCACCAAAGACGCTTCGCAAACAGAGGCGCTCATGGACCCCAATGCGCGGCTGGTTCTGAGGGACCGCTGGGGGCTTGCGCTTGGAGCATTCACGGTTGAACAGCCCATGCGGTCAAATGAGGGCGATGCTTTCTTCATTGACGTTTACGCGGCCAACGCGGTTGTGCAAATGGGGCGGGAGGTTATCCCGTTTATTGAAACATCCGGCACGGTTCAAAGCGTCTTGGAAGAAATCATAGCCGATCAAGTCCATGAGCGGCCTGTTTCAATTGGCATTATTGACCCGCAAATCGAGGCTCAGGTTGCGGACGTGAAGCTGGTGGACACGAACATACTCGCCGTGATTAGGCAGATGCAGAAATCCATCGGCAAGGAAAACGCGGGCGTCTGGTGGGTGGACGCGGAAAACAAATTCAATTGGCGGCGCAAGATTGAGGTTATCGGCGGGCCGGATGCAATCGCAGCCGGGGAGCGGCTTGTGGGGCTTGAGGCGCGAGAGGATCGTAGTGAGCTTGCAAACCGGATCCATGGATTCGGCGAGGGCGACATCCCTGAAAAGCGGCTCTCTTTGGTGGACGCTGGATATGCAACTGGTTACATTCAGGATGATACGAGCGTTGCGGCCTATGGCATCCGCGAATTCATCTTGACCGACTCCCAAATCACCGACCCCGACATACTGGAGGCCGCCGTTCTGCGGGCGCTTGAAGAGTTCAAAGACCCGTTTATCTCGTATCGATTGAACACGCTTGATTTGAGCATGCTGGCGAACGACGTACCGGGGCGCACCGGCACGACAATCGCCGTCGATTTGACAGGCACCAACACGGCATGGGATCTAGGATTCAACGGGCTGTACAAGGGCCAAGTAGTGCAAGTGCTCGACGCGGATCAAGACGTAGACACGGAGGTGCAGGTGCTCAAGGTGCGGTATGACATCGGCGGGAATCCGTTGCCAATCGAAATGGAATTGGACAATCGGCGCGGAACCATGGAAGACATCATTGAGGCGCTTATAAATCGCAGCCAGCCGGGCGACATCACCAGCATCTATAACACCGGCGAGGGCGGCGTGACGCTGAATGACCCGGATGACCCAACTGACCCGGACGTGCCAGCAACGGGGAGCACGCGAATCACGGAAAACGGCTTTGAGTTTTGGAACGGTGACTGGTGGGAGCGCGGCATCGAGTACGCGATTGTTACAGGCATCCAGACGCAATACTTGGAGTGCGTTAGGTATGACGTTGAGCTTGAGCAGGCAACCGGAATCGTGATGAATGTGGCACCGTCTCTTGGAATATGGATAGACTCATACAATGGAGTGGCGCGGGTTTTTGAAAACGGCGATTCGGTGGAATACACATCGACCACGCTCCGCCATCGTGATGCGGTGCTTGATGGGGTGACGGAGGATCAGGTCATCACGCCAGGATATTATATTGGCGACAGGCTTGCTGTTACGCGGCGACTCACAGATTTCCCGAATGTGCCGTGGGTTGAAATCACGCAAGAGGCCCGAGGATGGGCGGCGGTATAACCATGAGCATCCAGTCACTAAACAAAGGCAGAAACCAAGGACTAATAAGAAGCAAGGTGCAGGCTTTTGGTGCTAACAGATCGGGCCGTGGGCTTTATAGGCTTGAGGTAGATTGTTCTATAACGTTGATTCTGAGCATAGATGCAGATGAGGGCGTATGGTACTATTCTGTTGATGATTATATTTTCGTTCTAAGCAATGTGACATTGATATCGGCGACGGTCCGCAAATTCAGCATGGCGGGTTCTCTTTTATGGACGGTTTATATAAATCCCGGGGTGGCTGTCACACGCGACACAGTATCCAGCGTAGTGGCTTCTCCCGATGGCGGTTGCATGATTTGCATTTCTCCTTGGGGTGATACTTATGCTAGATATATTGAATTGGATGAATCAGGATCAATTGTATTCTCCGTTTTAAATGTCAACTTTGCGCGTTTTGGGTCTTTTGGGCTTGCTGCTGGTTCCGCCCAGTTTTTAGGCAGAGACTTGGTGTATGCGTTCACTGCAAATCGTTCATCCCCTGAAGGCATTCGGTGGGGAACGGGTGAGCAATATATATGGTCACCAATAGCGAATGATGGATATTGGTTTAACAGAAGCCATTCTGTGGTAGGCGGGTTTGGCGGTTTAACGATTCCGGGATATCAGACTCCTGGAATTGGTGTCGTCACTACATCGCCAGGGCATCCGTCGATACCCTACAGAAACACAAGAAGCGCGGTGCAGCCGCTTCTTACGGGGTTTAGTGTTACGCAAAGGCGGTTTCTTGCGTGGACCTTTTATGACAGCGCATTGTATGTGGCATCTGAAGTGCAGTGGAGGATCGGCGAGACATCAACCATGACAAATCCGGGGTTGTTTTTGTTCGGTGGATGGGAGACGACGTTACCGGAGGAAGGCCCATATTCTCTATTATCAGATGATCATGGCTTGATATTGAGAAGCCTATCAGCGACCTATAGATATTCGTTTGCGGGGGTGCGAATATCAGACGCCGCAGAGCGCTATCCCCTCAAGGCAGGGTTCGACGGCGAAACATATTTAGTAAGATAGAGTTGTCACAACGAACAACCAAGGCGGAACCATCGGCCTTTAGGAGAGATAGAAATGAGAAACTGGAAAGATAAAATCTCACTCGGGATAGGGCTGCCTATAGTAGCCGTTATGATTGTGATAATGATTTACGGCATCCTGCCCGAAGCCTATGCCCAAGTCGCCACCTTCTACAAGGAGCAAATCAAAGTCGGCGGCGGCTACGGATCGGCGGCGGAGGGTGAAAGCCCCGCTGGCGGGATCACGCTTACCAGAGATGGCGATCTGTCAATGGACGGCGACGCGGTAGTAGGCGGCACGTTGGGCGTAACGGGCGTTACGACCGTGGCCGACGACATCATAGGCGCGGCAACACAAGACTTGCTTGATACGGTGAGCACAACGATCAACTTCGGCGGCGCGGCGACGGTGGTGGACATCGGCGCGGCGACGGGCACCACCACGATCAAGAGCGCCACTACGGACATTGACGGAATCCTTACGGCGGGAACCGGGCCGACCACCATCACGAATGCAGCGGGGCAAGTGCTTGCGTCCGCGCTGGAAACGAGCGAAGAGCGATCCTATGCTGGGCTTTGGCAGAACACAGGCACGGGTACGGGCGTGACGCACACCACCAACACGAACGAGTTCTCTCCCATCACTGAGTTCGTTCATATCGGGGCGCAAGATTCAGACGGAAACGCCGTTGCAACTTTGACCCCGGATGTTATCACAATCGGCGCAAATGGTGGCGGGACGTATGAGATTTATCTGTCTGCATCGGGTGTTGGCACTGGCACCAACGAGGACTACTGGATCGCCGTTGCAAACGAGGTTGCAACGGAGCCGGTCATCACTAGTTCGACGGATGAAACGCCTATCGTCGTAACCATGGCGGCGGCGCATGGATTGGAAACGGGCGATGCGGTTGTCATTGCCGGGCACACGACGAATACGGCGCTGAACGCATCGCACCTAGTCACATGGGTGGATGCGACGACTTTCTCTGTCCGAGATCTGGCGGGCGCGGACGTTGCCGGAACTGGCGGCGGGGCTGGCGCTGCAGGAACAATCACGCACATCATCAACGGAAGCTGCATGAAGGCTCGGCGGTTTTCGAATAGCACCGATGTCGGCGCGACCTCAATTACAGGCACCGACACTGTAGTTGCTGGTGATTTGTTTGTGGGGGTTGTGGGCGGCGCAACGGCTGGAAATGATGACATTAAGATCGTCTCGGTGAATATGCGTGTGAACAGAATCTCGAATTAACCGGGGGCGGAGTGATCAAAGTGAATAAGGAAATAGACATGGAAATCGGATTGGCAGACGCGGCAAAACTCGGGGGAATAGGCATTGCCTTTTACCTGGCCCTTCTGGGGACGTTTCGGTGGGCGCTCGGCTTGCATATCGGCAGGCTCCGAGACGCAATTGGAAATGTTGGCGATTCCGTGAATAGCATGGCAAACCAAATCAGAGAGATATGGGAAAACGTAAACACGATAAGCGACCGGGGCCACGAGGTGTCGGAACGGGTTGCCGCGCTTGAGGCCACATGCAAGGCGCGGGCGGCGGCGGAAAAGAGCGCTTGACATCCAAAGGTTTTTCTAGTATAGTTTGAATATGAGATCGGCGAAATCACATAGCGAGTTTTTACAGGAGCGATCCTGTTTAGCCCTAATTGCGCATTCCTTCGCCGGTCTCTGCGTAGTTGGGGCTTTTTTATGGCGAGGCACGGCGTGGATGGGCGCGGAGAGGCATGGCAAGGCGCGGCCTGGCATGGACGGGCGAGGCATGGATACAACAAAGACTTTCTCAAGGCTTGGCCTGGAGGGGCAAGGCAAGGCTTGGCGTGGCGAGGCTCGGATAGGCGAGGCACGGCCAGGACTGGAGAGGCAAGGCAAGGCATGGATACAACAAAGACTTTCTCAAGGCGTGGCTTGGCAAGGCGCGGCGAGGCGCGGCTGGGCAGGGCAAGGCAAGGCGAGGCAAGGATGCAACAAAGACTTTTCTCAAGGCCTGGCGCGGCGTGGCGGGGCGAGGCTAGGCGGGGCATGGCGTGGCGGGGCGAGGCAAGGGTATATTCCGCATTGTGCGGTTTACGGATAGGTTAGGCAATACAAGGAGAAATGACATGTTGAAACAAAAGACGTTCCAAGTGAAAGGCATCGCGCCGCTAATTATGCACAATGGACAATTGGC